TCAGAGGCGTGCGAGCAATTCGGCTTTCTTCGCCGCGAACTCTTCCTCGGTCAGGATGCCTGAGTCACGGAGCGCCGCGAGCTGCTGGAGTTGAACGGTGATGTCCGGTGCGGCCGCGGGCTGAGGCGCGACGTGCGGCGCCTGAGGGGCGACGCTGGCGCCCTGCATCGGGTGGGTGCCGAGCATCAGGCGGGTGAGCGTGTCCTTCACGATCTTCGCCTCCGCGTGGGAGACACGGAAGTCGACGGTGTTGCCAGCCGTGATGACGGACACCTTCGAGTTGATGATCCCGTCCCGCGCGGTCGTGACCGACGTCATCGACTGGACAGGGATCATCTCCGTACCCGACTTGCCGTTCTTCACTCCGGTGGCGAGGACGGACAGCCCTGCGGTGAGGACTCCGGCCGTCACCTTTCCGCCCGAGATGCCCCGCGGGCGCTCCCACTCCACCCGGTCGGCGTAGATGCTGACCTTCGCGTTCTTCCCGGCGATGTGGGAGGTGAACTGGTACAGGGGCGCTTCGTTCATGGTCGTGAGCATACGACGTGTCGGTGGTGGCGCGTAGCCTGTTCTTCTCTCGGCCGGGGAACAGGGGTCGAGTGTGGGATCAGGCAGGGTCAGCGCCGAGATGACCGCGCGTGCGGCGGCATCCGTGGCGCCATTGACGCTCCCGCTGCAGGCGTACGGCCCGCACCCGGTCGAGTGGTTCGACCCGCCGCGCCCGGTGTGGGCGTGGGTGCAGTGGCCGAATCGCTCAGCCGAACGCGTCCAGGCGCGAGCAACGGGAGCGAACGACCGGGTCGTGGTGCTCGAGGTGCCGTGTGACGGTGGGCACTGGTCCCCTGTGGTCTGGAGGAACGCTGTCACTATTCGCACAACCTGACGGCGGTGCGCGACGCGGAGTACCCTTCGTCACATGCCCACCACTGCACGAGAAGAGTCGCTGTACAACCGCGTGGTCACCGAGCTACTCGCCCGGCATTGGAGCATCGACCTTCAGTCCGAGGGAGCCTCCGCGGACATCTTCACTGCCGACTTGTACGACGGCACCAAGTCCGGAATAGGCACCGTCCGAGAGCTCGTCGATGTCGTCGCGCTGGCGATCGCCGCGGAGCACAGCAACCTCGACGATGCGATCGCCATCTCGCGGCGCATCGGAGAGTGCCAGCAGGTGCAGTCGGAGCTGAAGCGCGCGTTCAAGGACGACGCGCTCGACGGCGGGTGGAAGACCGCGCTGGTGCACCCGCTCTACCTGGCCGCCGAGGATGAAATCGCTCGACTCCGCGACCAAATGAAGATGCTGATCTGACGCCGCACCCGGTGAACGACGAAACGCCCCCGGCGTCACCTCGCGAGGAGGGACGCCGGGGGCGTTGGTCATTCGGTGAGTGAGGGGTCGGGAGGTCCGGTGACGGCCTCGATGAGGTCGCCGCGATCGCCGCCGTCGGCGACGTACCGGGCGGCCATCTCCGCCATCTGCCCGGGCACCGCAGCGAGCCGCTGGCGCCGCTCCTGCTCCGCGAGGACCGCGTTCAGGTGGTCGGCGAGCTGCTCGTCGGTGAGGGTGGTGAGATCCATTGCGCTCCTGCTCTCAGTTGACGGGAATGGAACCGAAGGCGGTACCGGGGAGTGCGGCGGGCCACGCGTTCGAGGTCGTCCAGGTCAGCCCCCACCGCAGGGCGGTGAGGCCCGAGTCCGTCCGCAGCGTGCCATCTGTGCCGACGATGACGCCGTGCACGACGCTTCCCCCGGCCATGAGCTTGTTGATGACGGCTGCGGGCCGGAACCCGGTGGGCAGGGTGAGGATGACCGTGTTGGCGGGAACCGCTGCGCCTCCTACCGAGTTCATGTTTCCCACCAACTCGACCTGGCTTCCGAAGCGCCGCAGATACATCGTCCCCGGCGTCCAATCCGTGGACGCAAGAGCTGTGATGTCGCGCGCACCCGTATCACCGAAGATCATCTGGTAGCGGTTGTTGTAGTCGTCGCGGGCGAACATGCGCCGCCCGACCGTCACGTCCATCGACTGGGTCGGGATGAACGCCCACGGGTTCCAAGCGGTCGAAGTCCCCGTGCGGATGTAGTAGCCGAAGCCACCCTCGCCGATGTAAAGCTGCTCGCTGAACGCGCCCGTCGCTCGGGTGACGATCAGCACGCCCTTGAGTCCCGCGCTGGGGTACTTGTTCGCGACGGTCGCCTGTGCAGCGCGCGTCTGGTAGAAGACCCCTGGGGTGAGCATCGTGTCGAGACTCGTGTTGGACCCGCCAAGGTCCGAACCGGCGAACTGGCCCGCCAGCGCGAGGTCACGCGCGGCCTCGGCGGCGGTCTTCGCCTGGCCCGCTTGCCCCGCGCTGGTCGACGCCTCTCCGGCTTTCGTGCTGGCAGTTCCTGCGGATCCTGCTGCTGCGTCAGCGGACAGTCCCGACTTCCGCTCGCTCTCGGCCGCGGCCACCGCGGAGTCGCTCGCGCGCCCAGCCGCGCCGGACGCTTCGCCGGCGCTACCTGCGGCGGCACCGGCCGACCCAGCGGCAGAGCCAGCCGACTCGGCTGCGGAACCGGCGCTGCCCGCGGCCTCACCAGCCGACGAGGCCGCGGAACCCGCCGACCCAGCAGCCGCACCCTCGGATCCGGCAGCGGCGCGCGCGTGACCCTCCGCCACGCCAGCGGCGGCGACCGAGTCTGCCCGAGCTTGGTAGGAATCCTGGCGAAGGATGTCCCACTCGGCGAGCACGTCCTCCGTCGGCTGATAGGTCTCGGGGTTCACCTTCACGAGCTCCCCGAACGGCACGACCTCGGTCGTGTCGGGAACGGACAGCGTCCATTCCTTCTCGACCGGCCCCACGGAGACGCTGAGCCAGCAGAAGTGCGCACCGTCAGTCGGCGGCACGTTGATCTGCTGCAGCTGGCCCGGGCGGAGGACGATTTCCCGCTGGCGGGAGAAGATCACCTTCTCGCCGTCGACCGAGACGTACGGTCCGTGCGCGTCTCGCGCCTGCACCTTCACCGTCGCGGCGACTGGAACCGGATCGAGAGCGAGATCGCGGATCAGCGTCGTCAGATCGATCCGGGGCATGAGAACCTCCTAGGCCGCAGTGATGCCGTACGTGGCGCCAAGCGTGGCGTGCAGGGACGCGATGTCGGCGTTCGTGAGCGCGCGGCCGAACATCATCAGCCGGGCCACGTCCCCGCTGAAGAACTGGCCATTGGCGGCCGAGTTCGTGAACAGGGTTACGCGGGGCAGGTTCGCGAGGGACGGCGACGCCTGTCCCGTGACTCCGGGCGACTCGACGGTGTCGACGCGGAGCAGTCCGTTCATCCCGTGACGGACCGTGACGATGTGGAAGCCGGAGGTGTCCGCCGAGCTTCCGTTGACGATCTCGCCCGTGCCGCCGGCGCCCGCGTCGTAGCCCGTGCTGATCCGGCGGACGCCAGCGAACGCCGATGACGACGAGAAGTGCCCGGAGATGATCGAGGCGGTGCTCGTCGCCGTCGGCCGCACGACGAGCACCTGCGTGAGCGGCAGCGCCACAGGAGAGCCGAACAGCGCCGTCCGCAGGTACTGGCTCGAGCCGGAGTCCGCCCGGACCGCCTTGTGCCCGTTCGGCCCCGCGACGACGACAGGCTTGGCCGTCGACCCGCCTGTGAGGTTCGCCGCGGCGCCGAGCGCGCCGGCGGAGCTCGCCCACGTCGCCACCTGCGCGCCGATCGCGCCGAGCGAGTCGGCGTCGTAGTCGAGCAGTAGCTGCGTGGTGATGTCGGGCAGGGCGTAGACGGGTCCGTCGGCGAAGTTCGAGTCGTCGCCGAAGAGGTTGTGGACGGTGGTCATGATGCCTCCTGCATCCAGTTGAGGGTGACGGCAAGAGCCCGTCCGATGAGGAAGTCGACGACCGCGCCGCGCGCGGGGATCGACAGGTGCAGCGGGTCGACCGTTCCCGACGGCCAGGCCCCGGCGGAGTACGCCGATACCTGCGGGGGCTTGTTCCCGAGCGCGATCTCGGCGAGGTCCGCGGCATCCGGGGTGAGTCCCATGTCCGCGAAGATGCGCGTGGACGCGACGTACGCGCCCATGTCGACGTACCGTGTGCCGTAGCGGGCTCGCATCGCGTCGTTGTACGCCTTGATGCGGGTCCGCGCGGCGGAGTCCGCCGGGGTGCCGGTGTCCTGGAAGTGGCCGACGACGAGAACCGACTTCGCGGTCGAGGTCACCCAGTCGTACGCGTCGTGCGTCCACTGGATGAGCTGCGCCACGTCGGTCGTGATTCCGTCGACGCCACCCGAGAGGTTGTTCTTGCAGTCGTTCAGCGCGACGATCGCGTCGCGGAAGGATGCCGCGTCGGGGATGAACTTCGTCCCGGGCGGGACGGTGAAGCTTGCGCCGTCCGCGTCTCGCGTGAACGTCCACGACGGAGCACCGCCGTTGCCGGGCTTGCTGATCGTGCCGTGCACGGTCGAGAAGCCCTCGAAGTAACCCGACACCGACCACGCGTTGAAGATCGAAGCCGGCACGTTCGACGACGACACTGCCGTCGTCCCGGTCCCCGCGATGGTCGTCGACCCGGAGGTGAGGAAGGGTCGGGAGCCGAGCTTCGCGAGCGTATGCTCCGCACCGACGCCGGCCGTGGCGGTGTTGACCAACGTCGCACCGTGTGCGGCCGCGAACGCGGAGAACTGCGACGCCATGCCCGCGAACGTCGATGTCCCGTTGATGACGAGGCGCGTGCGGTCCGTGGGCACGAGGCGGGAGCGGACACCGCTCGACACGTTCGTGAGGTAGGTGACTCCGTTGACCGTCTCCGGGATCAGTGCGGCCCCGCCACCACTCCCGCTCGGGAGGACGAGACCGGGGAACTCCTGGCGGCCGTCGTCGTAGATGATGCGCGTGGCCTTGCCGGAGCGGGCGGTGCGCTCGACGAAGAACACGCCGGGGATCTTCGACACCTCGAGCAGGTCCGCGACCTGCCGGCGGAAGAACTCGCGAGTCCACTTCGACAGGTCCCCGTTGCGCGCCCACCCGATCAGCAGGCGCCCCGACTTGGTGGTCTGCGTGATCACGGAGTCGTCACCCTGAACCTGGCCGACGACGTCGCGGCCGCGCACGATGCGCTCCGTCTGCAGGGCCACGCTCACGGCGTCGGTCGCGGCGGCGGATGCCGCGGCGGCGACGTCGGGGTACTCGGCGAGCGCGGGAACGATGAGGTCGATGACCTTCTGGCGGGTCTCCGTTCCGACGAGTCCGAGGACGAAGGCCATGGACTGGTCGGTCGCGACCTCCACGGTCGCTCGCTTCACGTAGTTGGCGGTCACGAGATGATCCCCCCTTCGGAGTAGACGTCGAGACCTCTGGGTGAGAGGAGGTCGAAGTAGATGCCGCCGGGAGGCGTCCATGACGGCGGGGTCCCGTTGCCGAGGAGCAGCGGCGGGCCGAAGAGGGCACCGGAGGACAGGCCGGTGATGTCGCCGCCGTTGCCGGGGAAGATCAGTGGCCACTCCTCGTAGCCACGCCCTCGGCGCTCAGGCATCTCCGGGGTGGTGAGCCAATCCAGCACCGGCGTGTAGGGCGACCGGTTGTCGAGCTCGGCGGAGAACATGCCCGTCTCGTCGGTCAGCGTCGCGAGCACTTCGCCGCTGGTCATGACGACCCCGTCGGCGACCTGCGCACGTTCGGGGCGGAACCACAGCCGAGCGCCACGTCCGCTGATCGCGACGTGCGAGTGGTCGCCGACGCGACCAGTGACGATGACCAACGCCATGACGAACTCCTCTCGGCCCTCTCGGGCTCAGGGGTGGGTATGCGGAAGGAGAGAGAGGTGGCGGTCCACACGAGAAGAACCGCCACCAAGAAGGAGACGGATCACTCGTTGTGAGCGCCGTCGACCCGCGCCGGGGTCTCGGCGTTGCGCTCGAGCTGCTTGGCACCGAGGTCGCGGGTGATGAGCGCGTAGGAGGCCTGCACGATCACGAGCGACAGGAGCGCGAACACCCACGGGTTGCCGATCGGCTGGCCGGTCATGTTCTGGTAGAAGACGATGACGACGACAGCGAGGACGATCGCCACGACGATCGCCACCGCCTTCTTCTGCCAGGCCTTCTTGACGAACGGGAGCACGCCGTTGAGCGCGCTCACGCCGTAGGTGGCGAAGAACGCCAGGAGTGTGAGGATGCCGGCGGGTGCGGCGGGAATAGCGATGTCCATGGGTTTCCTTCCTGGACGAGAAAAACCCCGGCGGATGCCAGGGTCAGGGCTTGTCGCGGCTGGGCCGCGTTGGATAGGGATCGAGGTCGCTCGGGTCGGTGCAGGGCGCGTCGATGTAGCGTCGTCGCACGAGCGAGACGTGCTCCTCGAGGATGCGAGTCCACCGCTCGAACCAGCCGACCTCGGCCAGTGCGTCGTCGCGCTCCGCACGCGCCTTGTCGCGCTCCGCGATCGCGGCGTCGACCTCGGCGCGCCGCTGCTGCAGGTGGCCCTTCCGGGCATCGCGGATCCAGTTGACGATCGTCACGAGCAGACCACCGGAGGTGAGCGCGATGATGAGCTTCACGAGGTCTTCGATGGTCACTGTGGCGTCACCCCCGGGGCTTTGGCTCGAAGCTGTACCGCCGGATGATGAGCCAGCGGACGAAGAACAGTCCCGCGCCGAGGAGGATCCAGCCCATCTGCGTCAGGCGGGATCCTGATCCGGTGGCGTTCAGGTAGAGCGCGACGAGGAAGTAGATGCCGGCGCCGAGCCAGACCATGACGATCGACACGCGCTCCGCGAACCACCATCCGGGGAAGACTGTGAGCATCCCGCCGAAGCCGCCCATGATGACGAAAGCGGCCCAGAGGGCCGTCGTCGAAGCGCCGATCGCTCCCTCGATGGACTGAGGCGGGCGGATGAGGGTCGCGAGCCCCGTCACCAGCGCTACCCCGTAGAACACGAAGTAGGTCGCCTTCAGGTGACGGGGCTCGGTGATCGACTCCCACGCCCGCCGGATGCGAGCGCGAAGAGTCATGCCCAGTCGGGTCCCCAGGGCACGTTGCCTGCGTCGAGCACGGCGACGGCGTTCTCCACGACGTTGGTGCGGGTGTCCTTCTCGAGGCGCTCGCCCGGCTTGAGGAGGCGGGTGCGCTCGTAGCTCAGCCCGAGGCCCTCGACGACCATGCGGAAGTCGTTCTTGCCGAGCTGGTTCGTGAACCGGTTTCCGGGGACGCCGATCGCGTTGTAGGCCGCGCTGGCACCTCCGACGAGGCGCGTGATGCCGCCGTCGCCGATCAGGAACTCGCGGTCGAGGTGCTGGGAGTAGATGATGCGCATGTCGTCCTCCTCGGACTGGGTGGGGGTCGTGCCGGGAGTGGCCGAGGCGGGTGCCTCGCCACCGATCGCGTCCTCGAAGTCGAGGGTCTGCGAGTAGGGAAGTCCCTGGCGGGCGCGACGGGTGACGTGCAGGTGCGCGCCGTAGTACCAGTCGCTGCCGAAGCCAGATGCTCCGGAGCGGGCGATGCCCGTCTGCCCGGGGATCACGCGCGCGCCGACTCCGACGCTGATGCTCGACAGGTGAATCCAGTCGATGACCTCGCCGTTGTCCATGAGGAACGTCAGCCGGCGCCCCTCCGCTCCGTCGTTCGAGTGGTCGACGCCGATGACCCGGCCCGCGCCGGGTGCGCGCAGATCGGTGCCGTAGGCGGTGATGTAGTCGGTGCCGGGTTCCTTGCTGCCGCGCGCAATGTGCGCCGCGCGGTCGTCCGAGATTCCGACGTCGGCCGGGGTGATGTAGCCCATGCGGGCACGTCCTTTCCAGTAGTCCCGGGCATATGCACGGGCTGTGCGGGTGAGTAGGGTGAGCGCATGAAACGCGCGCTCGTTCCCGGTGTTCTCGTGCTCCTGCTGGCGCTGTCCGCCTGCTCGGGAACCGAAACGACGGGCGGGCAATCGGACGCCACCCCCGCCGAGGCGACTGCTCAGGCGGGCGCGCAGAGCGCGGAAGCGGACGCACCACTGACGGCCAAGACCGCGGAGCCGACGACTGGTCCGAGCTCGCCGGAGAGCGCGTTCCTCACGGAGGTGCGGGAGAAGCTTCCCGACGACACTTCGATCCCGGATGCGACGGATGCACAGCTCTTGACCGCGGGTGGTCAGGCGTGCGAACAGATGGCTCAGGGAACCGATTTCTCGGCCGTGAATGTCATCGAGGGTGAGCAGCCGAACGACCTGGGCGTTCACCCCGATAGTGCGCTGATCGCCGCCGTCGCTCGAAAGACGCTCTGCGTCTAAGTCCCGTCGGAGCGGCGAAGGTATCCGCTGGTCGTCACGAGCAGGGTGTTCAGCGGGAGTCCCGTGCCCGATGCGGTCGGTATTCCGGGGATGTGCACGCTGCCGATCATGTCGATGTCTCCTCCACCTGCTGCGTTCACGGTCACGGAGTCAGAGGCCACGATGACCGCCGACGGCCCCTTGCGCATCGACGCCACGGCACCGACGTTGACGATCGCGTTTCCGGCGATCAGACGCGCACCTGAGTTGTCGCCGTCTGCCTCGAGGCGGCTGCCGTTTGGGAAGGTGAGCGCACCGCCGGCGATCTCCGGGTCGAGCACCATGTTGGCGATGAATACCTTGCCGTCGCGGATCTCGACGTTGATCGCTTTGATCGCTCCCCCGTCGACGACGATGTCGCCGCCATCCTCGACCGTTACGCCGCCGCCACCGCGTACGCGCATACGACCGAGCAGGTCGATGAGGCCGTTCACCTCGAGGATGCCGAGACCGCTGACGATGAGCCGGCCGATGACATTGAGCAGCCCGGAGACTAGCTGAGAGCCGCGGACGATCAGGCTGTTCTCGCCGACGAACTCGGTGGAGCCGCTGTGCACAGAGGCGTTGCGGCCGTAGACCATCGTCTCGGTGCGCTCGACACGCTCGACGAACCGGTCGATCTCCCGCCCCGGGTCGTCGTCACGCATGCGGTCAACCATCGTCACCAGCTCCAATCCGTTCGAACGTGAGATTCACGGTTTCGGCGTCCTTTCTCGTGCCGCCGAAACCAATCACGCGGAGGTCAGTGGGGCCGTCCAGCGCGAACCGGTGCCCCATCGCGTTGGCCCGCAGGGTCGATCCGATGCGCAGCGTCCGGAGATCCACCTCGTCGGTGGTGAGGTCGAGGGACCACTGCTGGGAAGGGCGGAAGCGGGCTGCGAGGTAGCCGGTGGTGCGCTGGACGAGAGCGTCACCCGTCTCGGCCTTGAAGGTAACCTTTGCGTCACGGATGATGCGGTCGTTCTCGCTCGGCACCTGCGCGACCTGTAGACGTTGCTCGGAGCCATCACCGATCCCGAACGCTCCGGTCAGCACGCCGCGGCCGCGCTTGCCGATCTTCAGGTTCTTGACCGGAGAGTCCGCAGCGCCGAGCGCTACCTCGAGGTCAGGGCCGGTCAGGAACGGAGCACCGATGCGCGCCTCCCAGCCGTACCCGTTGCCGAAGAATCCGGGCTGTAGGTCGATGTCCGGGCCGCCGGGTCGCGCCTCGATGTCGGAGAGGATGGCCTCTCCGAGCTTCATCTCGTAGCACCACGTCTGGAACACCTCGCCGCCGGCCTCTTCAGGTGGGAGCGCGATCGGGACCGCCCAGCGCGGGCTGTCCTGGTAGCGCAGGAGGTAGTAGAGCGCGCGGGATGCCATGCCCCGCCAGGAAAGCCCGGTCCAGTCGAAGAGCCCGTCGGAGTGGTACCCGCCGACGCCGAAGAGGTAGCGACCCGAGAGCAGCTCGCGCAGGTCGGTGTGGGTGACGGTGTAGGTGCCGTCGTTGTCGTCGTAGTCCCAGTCGAAGATGAGGCCGTGATAGATCGGGACGCCGTCGACGAGCTCGGTGAGCACGCGATCGCGGGGGCGGTCCTCTCCGAAGAGATCGATGCGCTCCGACGGTTTGAGCCCGAGCGCGTCGATCTGGAAGACGTGCTTCAGGTCGGTGACCTGACCGCGCTTCCACTCGCCGTCGGAGGGCTCGACGTACTCGAGGTGCGTGCCGGTGAGGGTTTCCCAGATGACCGTCTTGCGCTCAGCCATCTGGCACCTCCTCACACGTAGACGTTCTGCGGGACCGCGGAGAGCTGACCGCCGCTGACGGAGACGTCGACCGCCGAGTCCGCCGGCACGGCCCACAGGTGCAGCGACGCGAAGCCGCGGAGCACCCGCGTGCCGTTCTCGTACAGCCGACCCGTTGCGAGGTCTACGACGTGTGTCGATCCGGGGTTGAGCGCGCGAACGACGATGATCTGTCGCCCGTCCGGGCCAGTGATCGTGTATCCGCCCGGCAGCGGGACCGTGGTCTTGACGGTGAGCCTCGGCGTCGACGGGAAGTTCCCACGGTTCCAGATGCGGATCACAGCACCCGGGGTCGGGATATCGCTCTTCACCTGCTGCTCGTACCGGCGGGGATCCGCGCACCACCACGACATCGAGAACGCCGCACGACGGCCCGTGCCGTTATCGACGAACGTCGTCTGCTGGCCCGCAGCGAGCCGAGCGGTGGCGATGTGAGTGCTCCCGGCGCGACGCACGGACACTTCGAAGCTGGACCCGTCGGCACCGTGACCGGTGACCTTCGACCGCCACTTCTCGAGGCCGTCCGGGGACTCCGCGATGCACCACCCATCGATCGAGATGAGCCGCCCCGAGAGAAACCCGGGAACATCGAACTCGCCGTGCGCGTTTGGCCGGTCCGCCGTCGAGCGGCGGGTCACCGGCTGGTCATCCCAGCCGGTAAACCCGCCGCGCCCGACGTACAGACCGAGCGGTGGTGCTGTGCCCTGGGGCGCCTGACGGATCGTCAACCGGCCCGAGGTGATCCTGAGCAGCGTCACCGCTCACCCCCCTCGCTTGCCGAGCAGGCGCGCGAGCGTGTTCGCCGCCACCTGCCCGGTCTCCACCGGATCCGACGACCCATGCACATCCACCTGCACCTGCGTCGATGAGGAACCGGGATCCTCTGCCCCGCCGCCTCGCCGATCGGCGTCCACGGTCAGGTCGGCGGACACGCGCCCGACCATCGCCTGCACCCGAGCAGCTTCCGCCTGCGCCGCAGCAGCCATGGCCGCGGCGGCGCGTTCGACTTCGGACACTCCGTCGTCGATGCCGTCAGCCATCTGACCAGACACCGCGAATCCGCCGGAGCGGAGCGCGTGCCAGCCCGACCCCGACAGGGGGCCGCGCTTGGCCGGGGAGTGCGGGAAGAACCCGCCGACGAAGTCCATGAGCCCGCCGAGCGCGTCCCCGACGAGCGGGACCGCGTCCGAGATGCCATCGACGAACGCCTTGATGATCTCCGTGCCCGCGTTCAACAGCGCCGGCCCGAGGGCCATGATCGCGTCGACCATCTCCGGGCCCATCGAATCGATGGTCGATTTGAGCTCGGGGAGGATCGTCGGAATCGCGGTGATGAGCGCCTTGAACAGCTCGATCGCCGCTGTCAGCAGCGTCGGAATCAGGCTGATCAGGGTGGTGATGATCTGCGGCAGCATCCCCACGATCGCCACGAGGAGCTGCGGGATCACCGTCAGCAGCCCGATGACGAGTTGCAGGAACACCTGAATGACCGTCGACAGGAGCGTCGGGATCATCCCGATGAGCGTGGTCAGCAGGACCGGCAGCATCCCCACCACGGTGATGAGGAGCTGAGGGATGACCTGCACCAGCCCGAGCACGAGCTGCAGGAACAGGCTGATCGCGGTCGTCAGCAGCGTCGGGATCATCCCGAGCAGCGTCGTGAGGATCTGCGGGAGCGCCCCGATGATCGCCGTCAGCAGCACCGGGATGACCTGCACGAGCGCGGTGACTAGCCCGAGGAAGAGCTGCACCGCGCCGGTGACGATCGTCGGTAGCAGCGCGACGAGCCCCTGGACGAGACTGACGACGAGCTGCACCACCGTGGTGATGAGGACGGGCAGCACCTGGATGAGCCCGCGCGCGAGACCCGCGAACAGGTTCAGCGCACCTTGCACGATCAGCGGCAGATTCGCGACGAGCGCGTTCACGATCCCGGAGATCGCGATCGTGATGCCCGCGGTGATCTGCGGGATCGCGGACACGAGGCCCTGCACGAGAGCGTCGAGTATGTTGACCCCGGCGTTCAGCAGCACCGGTACCTGCGAGAGGATCGCGGTGACGATCTGCGGCACGAGCACCGCGAACTGCACCGCGAGACCCGGGAGAGCTGCGACGACCTGGCCGATGATGCCGGTGAGTCCCTGCACCAGTCCCGCGACGCCGCCGCCCGAGAGGGCAAGCCCTGCGAACGCGGCCGCGGCCACACCGAGCGGCCCGCCGAGCAGCCCGAGCGCACCGGTCAGACCGGGAAGCAAGGACGTCAGCAGCGGGATGCGGGTGAGGAGCGCACCGAGCCCGCCAGCGCCGAGCGCCGCCAGACCCGCCGCGAGAGGTGCGACGAGGCCCTCCATGCCGGAGAGCGCACCGGAGAAGATCGACGCGCCCTGACCGATGCGGGTGAGGAATCCGGTGACGGCATCCAGGCCGGGCCCGAGCACCTTCAGTAGTACGTCGCCGAACGACTTCGCTCGCTCTTCGACGGGACCGAGCGCGGAGGTCGCGGCCTGGATGAGAGGCGCGATCTTGCCGTAGATCGGTCCGAGCGCGTTCGCGCCGATCCGGCCCATCGAGGCGAGGAAGTTCTTCGCCGCCCCAGGGACGGTCTTGCCCATCTCGTCCGCGACGGTGCCGGCGGCCTTGGTCGCAGCCTTCGAGAAGGTCTCGAAGTCGACCTTGCCCTCGGAGGCCATCTTGAACACTTCGCCGGCGGTGACACCCATCTGGTCGGCGAGCGCCTGGTAGATGGGGATGCCCTTGTCAGCGAGCTGCCCGATGACGTCGTTCTGGACGCCGTTGGCCTGGGTCGCGGCCTTGTTGAAGATCGAGCCCATCTCCTGCATGGAGAGGCCCGCGGCGGACGCGTTGTTCGCGATCGACTTCAGGTGGCCCTGGAGCTGCTCCCCCGGCTTGATGCCGGCGGCGACGGCTGCAGCGGCGACCGTGGCTGCTTCACCGAGTCCGAACGACGTGCCGCGGACGGACGCGAGGGCGTCGCCCATGATCGTCTGGACGGTGGCCGCGTCGTTGCCGAGGCCGGTGAGCTTGGCGCGCGCGGTGTCGATCGCGTTCAGGCGAGCGAAGCCCGACCCGAGCGCGAGGCCGATACCGGCAGCAGCGATGGTGACCGCACCGGTGGCGGCGGTCTGGATGCTGGAGCCGAGGGCACTCCCCGCCGCGGATCCGACGCGGGACGCGGCGCCGACGACGGATTGGAACGCGGAGGAAGCCGCGGAGCCCAGCCGCCCGCCGATGCTCGACACGATCCCTGGCAGACCGCTGATCGCCGAGGTGACGATCGGAGAGATTCGAGCGGCGGCCTTCGAGATCGACGACCCGATCGCGGACCCAACGGGGCCGAAGTACCGGGTCAGGGAGCGAGCGGACGAGCGCGCCGCGAGGTCGACTCGCATGGCGACGTACTGAGCAGCCGACGAGACGGGGCCCAGTGCTGTGACAGCGAGACGCCCTGCGGATGCGAGCGAAGAACCGACGGTTCGAGAGGCGGCGCGCGCGGCGCCTCCGAGCGTGCCGAAGGTGCCCGTGAAGCTCGAGGTGGCCGCCTGGACCGACGACCACCCAGAGAGGAAGTCGGTGAAGGGGCGCACGGCGGCGCGTGCCGCGGTGCGTGACGCGGACGCGACCTCGTTCGCCGCTGCGCGTGCGCCACCGCCGAGGGCGCCGAACCAGCCCGAGAAGGCCGATGCCGCCGCCGAGGACGAGCGCCATCCGTCCACGAGCTTCGTGAACGGGGAGGCAGCCCAGAGTCCGGCGTCTCGTGCGGCGCGCGCGATTCCGTTGAACACGGAGCGGGTGGAGCCACCAACGGACCCCAGCACGCCGCTGAAGCGGGACACCGCGGCGTTGGCATCCACGAGACCGGAGTAGAAGTTCAGCCACGGCTGAGTGAGCGCCTTCAGCAGGCCACCGACCGAACCCATGACGCCGGAGAACGAGGATGCTGCGACCTGGGCATCGAGGAACCCGTCGCGCAGGCGCCCCCACATGCCAATCGTGGGTGCCAGCACGACACGGCTGATGGAGCCGATGGAGCCTCCGAGGCCGGTGAACGCGGAGGCGCCCGCCCGCACGTCTTCGTAGCCAGCTCGGATGTCGCGGACGAAGTCGCGGAGGTTCCCCGCGGCGGCCGCGGAGGCAGCCGCACTCGCGCCCTGCGCGCCGCTCAGGGCGGTCTGCGCAGCGTGCAGCCGATCGGTTGCCGCGGTGACTGCGTCCGTGGAGAGAGCCGCGGTGCGCCGCACAGAGGCGAGACGCTCAGCCGCGGCGACAGCCTGGGACGACTGCTCCCCCGACTTCGCGACGGCCTCCTGCAGCCGAGCCTCCGCGACCCGCGTGCGGCCCGCGTCATCCTGCTGCTTCAGCCGGGCCTTCGACAGAGCGCTGGATGCCGATGCGACGTCGCGCGTCAGCTTCGACACCTCGGCCGCGCCCATGTCCGCCGCGGCAGCCGCCACGGATGCCTTCAGGTCGCGACCGAGGCTGCGGCCGAGCTTCTGCCCGACGCCGCGGAAGCCGCCCTCGGTCGCCTTGGCGCCAGCGATACCGGCGCGCGTGGCCTCCTTGGTGACGGTGGAGCGGAACCCCCGCATCGTGGGGACGACCGCGAAGTGGCCGGAGCCGAGCTCGTCGGACATGCCACCTCCCAGGGTCAGGTGAAGACGAACTCGCTTTCGAGAGCGGCATCCGCGGACGCGATCTCATCCGGCGTGGCCGGCGCCTGCTCGTCCGGGACCTTCATCGACCACGGCATGACCGCCTTCATGGCTGCCTTGCTCGGAAGCTGCACGATGAGGGTCAGCAGGTCGGTGAACGATGCCGGGTATGCCCACCCAGCGAGTTCGGCACCGAGCGCTGTCGACGTGTCGGTCGAGGCGCGCTTGACGAGAGCGCACGCCTCGCCCCAGCTCACGGCGTCCCCCAGGTCCGAAAGCCCCACCCCGCAGGACGCGCGAAGGGTCCACGCGGCCGCGGTGCGGTGCTCACGGATGATCTGGACGACGCTCAGGATTCCGGGAGCTTCGCCCCCGCGATGCGCTGGAAGACCTCGGAGAACTTCTGCGCCATGGCAATCGTCTCCGGCAGGCTGTGACGGGTGAACTCGTCGCGAGCCTCGGGTCCACCGAGCCGCTCGAGCATGAGCTTCACCTGGTCGACAGGATCGGCGGCCTTCTCGCTGAGCGAGTCGAGCTCGTCGAGCGAGATGTTCAGGGGGAGCTTGACCTTCGCACCGTCCTCGAAGCGGCCGATGAAGCTCTTCTCGACGATGACGTACTTGATCTTCGGCGCGAGCGCCTCGATCGCCTTCTGCTCGTCGTCCTTGGTCCAGGCATCGAAGTCGATGCTGTCGAGGTCGATGTCGTCCGTGATGACGACCTCCGCCGCGGGGGCGGGCTTGGCGCGTGTGGCCATGGTGTGGTTCTCCTTGTCGGGGTTGTCGGGTTGTCAGTGCTGCTACTTCATGAGGGCGCGCGCGGCGCAGATCATCCCGACGGCGAGAGACGTCCCGATGCCGAGGATGAAGATGCTGACGGAGCCGCACAGGGCCCACACGATGAGGTCCCACGGGGTCATGGGTGCTCCTTGGTTCGGGTTCGGGTGGAGGCTGGCCGGGCGACCCGATAGCACCCGGCCAGCCGGTTCATCACGCGACCGCGACGCCGGGGTTGGTGCCGCCGGTCAGCGACTTCGACGCGAGCGCGAGGATCGCGGCCGTAGGCAGCGTCACCGTGTAAGGGCCGGAGCCCGTCGTGGTGATGCCGGAGATCCCGGTGACGCCGGAGATGCCGTTGAGCGCGCTGGTGAGCGCCGACGCCGCAGCGTCGAAGGCGATCGGCGACGTGTTCACGCCGTTCAGCGACAGCGTGAAGGTGCCGCCGGTCGGCGAGCCGCTGAGCGTCACCGTCCAGCCGGTCTTCGCGGTGGCACCCGAGGGCATGATGAGCCAGTCGCGGTAGAAGCCGCCGACCGTCTCGTCCCAGATCCACTCGAAGGTCACGGCGCGGCCGTTCACCTCGCCGCGGGTCTCCTGGTCGGTCTCGACGGCGGAGATCCGCGCCAGGCCGTTGCGCACGCGCGTGGCGCCGTTCTTGTACTTGGTGACCACCAGCAGCGGGAACGTCGTGTCCGGCGTCAGACCGGTGATGACGATCATCCCGTTCGCGTCCGGCGTCTTGCCGGTCGTGAGGCGACGCACGCGCTGGTCGAACTGCGCGAGGTTGATCTGGATGGTGGGCTGGTCGTCGCCGGCGAGCTTCTTGCCCTGCTGGAAGAACTCGATCGGGTCGCCCGCGTCGCCGCCTTCCTGGGGGCCGCCGTCGACCTTGAACAGGCCGACCTTCTCGTACCCGGCGGGCACGGTGATCGGCAGCGTCGCACCCTGCACCGACGTCAGGTACGTCGGGCCTCCGGTGAGCTGCACGGCCGCGAACCCGGTGATCGGGACGCCAACCGCACCGAGGTCGTCGCCATCGGCATCTGCTGTCATTTCTCCTCCTTCAAAGGAAAGGCCGCCCCGCTCTGGGACGGCCGCATGGGGTTGGCGTCGGCTACCAGGAACCGACGACCGTGTACTGAGCGGTCTGGTACCGCCGAGCCACGTCGAGCGCGTCGTTGACCGGATACGGGCCGTTGAACCCGTCCAGCTCGAGCGACGCGATAGGACTGTCGGGTGCGGTGACGATCTCCTCGTCCGAGAGGACGGCCGACAGCCACCGCGCGATGTCGTTGATTGGCTTGGGGAACGCCTTCGATCCGCCGAGCACCGTTGCACCGACAGAGCGGTCGAACGTTGGGATGTCTTTGCGGGGGCCGCTGTCGTCGCGGATGACGATCAGGGGGCGTTCCATCTCGACGGTGAGGTCGTCGGGCTCGACGTTGTCGACGTCGACGTCGATGCCCTCGGCCGCTGCGCGCGCACGGACGTACCCGGTGAGCCACAGCTCGAAGTCGGGTGGGGTGACTCTAGCCACGACGCAGGCCCTTCATCGCCCGCACGACGACGCCGCGGCGGGACTCGATGAGCAGGGTCTTGGAGTCGCGGCCGACGATCCGCCACACGGTACGGAACCGAGACTTGCGGGACTCGAGCCGGAAGCCGCGCTTGTAGGCGCCGGTGTCCTCCGGGGCGGAGGCGACGATCGCGGCCATGCCGCGCTCGGCGACCTGTCGCGTCGCTTCGATCACCTGGGGCGATTCGAGGATGCGATCCATGACCGGCTGGTTGAAGCGGATCTCCACGTCGCGACGGGCCATGGTGCCTCCCTCGGGTCAGCCGACGAATCTGGTCAGCGGGATCTCTCGCGGCGGCGTCCAGCCGGTCCACGGGTTCGTGTCGGGTGCCGGGGGGATGCCGTCGATTGTGTAGACGTCGCCCCCGACCCGGATCCGGTCGCCTTTGCGCACGTCCGCGGCGCCGCAGAAGAGGGACTTGGCCTCCATGGCTTGCTCCCGTGTGGCGTTTCCGAGACGGGACGTCGACGACTGCGCGACGAACGCGCCGGGGATCGGGAGGATGTCGGGGTCGTCCCAGTTCGCGGGGACGGTCTTGCTCGGGTTGTAGGGGCTGGCCTCGCGCTTCGCGCGCAGTCGTTCGACCGTCTGCCCGTAGGGAAAGCTCATGCGTACGTCTCCGGCCAGATCCGCGACAGGGGGCGGTCCACGGGAAAGCTGCCGATCGGACCGACAGACAACGCCGGCGCACCACACAGTGAGCGCAGCGCGTTGCGATCGGCGTCGGTCCAGGTATCAGCGTTCGCGTAGTCCACGCGCGCTGGGCCGACTGCTTGTGAACGGACCCGCCTTGAGCCTGGCGCGGGGGCCTCAGCCGCGATGCCACGGAGGATTGCGAGCGCGTTCTTGCGATCCTCCGACTCGTCCTCGAACGAGTCGATGCAGGGGGCGATGGAGCGCGCCTCGACAAGAAGCCGACGCGCTACGTCCTCCGCGACGCCTGGAAAGTCATCGTGAGTGATCATCTCCATCGCCCCCTCTCTCAGGACTGGGCCTTGGGGGCCCGCGCTGCGGTCTTCTTCTCGGGCTCGGCCTGAGCGGCCGCGGCCTTCTCCGCCTCGAAGGCCTCGCGCTCGCGCGCCAGCTCTTCCTTCGCGGCGTCGACCTTCGCGACTTCGGCATCGATCGCCTGACGCGCGGCGGCCTGGACGGCCTCCAACTGCGCGGCGTCAGCGGAGAGCGCTTCGCGCGCCGCCGCGAGCTCGGCATCCTTCGCCTCGACGGCGGCGAGCACCGCCTCGTCGATGTCGGTCTGGGTCGGGGCGCCCGCGGCGGCCTCGACGAGATCCGGCAGCACGTTGAGTCGATCGAAGCGCGCGAGGTCGTCCTCGTGCACGTCGACCTCTTCGCCCATGTTGCCGTGGGTGGCGCGGCCGTCGACGTCCGTGTAGACGACGAAGCCGAGCTTGACGGTCCGGGCGGCCATCAGCCTGCCAGTCCCGTCATCTTGAACACCGAGTACGGATCGGTGACGTAGGCCACGAAGCGCGCGTCGGTCTGGACCCACGTGCGCTGCGAGCCGGGCTCACGCCACGTCTCGGTGCTCAGCGCCTTCTCGGGGCGCATCTCGCCAGGCTGCTGCGCCGCGAGGGCGAAGGCGGTGCCGGCGGCGACGCGGTTCGAGGCGCGGAGGTTGTCGATCCCCGAGCTTTCGAGCACGTCGTTGAGGTCGTCGCCGTAGACGATGCGCAGCTGGATCGCCTGCGCGGGATTGACGATGAGAGTATCGATCTCGACGCCCAGCTCCTGCGTGTCGGCGAGGCCTTGAACACGAGCGATGTCCGACGCGGGCCAGAGGGCCGCGTTGGTCTGGCTCGCGCCGCCGGTGACGACGTTGTTCCAGTTCGACGCCACGACGGTCTGCGACGGGAACTGCGCGAGCGCGGCATCCAGGATCGCGATGCTGCGCGCGTCCTGGCGACGCACCATGGCGTTCATCTGCTTGCGACTCTCGCGCTGGATCTTGCCGCTGTCGTTGCGGTCGCGGGCCTCGTCGGTGACGAAGTACTTACCACCGTGCTTCTCGACGGCAGCGACCTTGGGCTCGCCGTCCTCGGAGGTGAGGTTCGGGAACTCGGCGCCGGGGGCGACCTCCTGAACGTCGCGAGTCGGGAAGAGGTCGTTCAGCGTGAGCTGGTCGTAGATGACCGCGCCGCCGGAGACACCTCCCGGGGTCGAGAAGATCAGGGGGCTGATGTAGTTCCGCAGGGCGATGTCCGACATGTAGCGCGTGATGCGCGTCGGCTGGTTGAGCATCGTCTCCACGGTGATCGTGGAGCCGTTGACGGACGGTGCCGCGAAGGGGTACGCGGTGGCGTTGGCGTTGGCCATGGTTCGCTCTCCTTTCTCAGTAGAGCTCGATGAAGACGTCGTTGCCGGAGGTTCCGGCCGACCAGGCGCGGCCGCGGGCCTTGCCGGAGGCGAGCGTGACCGCACGCCCGTTGGTGCCGACCTCGACCTCGGCGCCGGCGGTGATGTTGCCGCCTGCCGTGACGGGGACGACGGAGCCCTTGCCGCGCAGCACGTGGAGCTTTGCGCCGGACGCGGTGTCGCGAGAGGCGACGCCGACGGTGGCGCCAGCGGCCGTCGCGGTGACGACCGTGAGGGTCGTGCCGGTGGCGGCGTTGACGCCCGCGGAGATGTCGACGAACGTCTTGCCGACGATGGCGCCGGAAGCGGTCGCGGTGACGTCGTCGCCGGGGCGGTACAGCGGGATGGTTTCGTTGGCCATGGCTTCGCTCCTCAGCGCTTCCAGTTGGACGGGTAGGCGGTGTCGTCGTCGGTGAGCCCGACGCCGTGGCCGATCTCCTCCACCGGAAGAGCGGTGTTCGGCTGCAGCGACGCGATCGCGGCGGCCGTCCCCGTCTCGTCGGTGTCGAGCATCTTGCGGAAGTGCTCGCTCGAGGTCGGGGCGATGCGGCCCGCGGCGATCGCGGTGGCGATGATGCCGTCGCGGCGCGTCTTGTCCTGCTCGGCGCGCGCGAGGGCGCCGGCGCGGGCGTCGCGCTGCACCTGCTCCCACACGTTCGCGTCGACGGCGACCGTGCCCGAGAGCAGGCCGGGGTTGGTGGGCTGAGCGGCGGTCGGGGCGTTGGCGGTCGAGACCGTCTCCGCCTCAGCGACGGGCTCGGGCGTGCCGAGCCGCTCGTCGACCGCAGCCGTGGGGGCGTCGTTCGTCACGACGTTCTCCTTTCGGATGGGGGTACCCGGCTCGGACGAGCTCGGGGGCTTGGGAACCGATGCGCGGGCGGATGCCGCGACGGCGCGGATGCGATCGGTGACCGCGTCCTCGGGCTCGTCGTCAACGACGATGACCAGGTCCGCCTCGTCGTCCTCAGTGCCGACGGTGGACGCAGGGCCCGCGTCGGGAACGACGCCGATACGGTCGGCGAGTCCGAGCTCGACGGTGGCGGCCGCGGTCAGCCAGGTCTCGTCGGCGAGCATCGTCGCCCAGTCCTGGGGTCCGGCCTTCTCGGTGTAGATCTCGATCGAGGACGCTTCGACGACGTCGAGGAAGGCAGCGACCTTCCGCATCTCGGCGGCGTTGCCCCAGGCGATTGACGAGGGCGAGTGGATCATCATCTGGCTGCCCTTGCTCATGACCGTCTCGTCGCAGCCGGCGGCGATGAAGGATGCGGCGGATGCCGCGATCCCGTCGACGACGGCCGTGACGTGGGCGCTGTGCGCGCCGAGCATGTTGAGGATGGCCATGGCCTCCCACACCTCGCCGCCAGGGCTGTTGATGCGCAGCACGATCTGCTCGACGGAGGTGGGCAGGGCGTCGAGCACACGCGCGACGTCCTCGGCCGAGATGCCCCACCAGCCGCCCCACGAGTCGATCGGACCGTAGAGGCGGATGGTCGCCACAGTGGCGTCCTCGCCCTCGGGAGCCGGCGCGGTGACGGCGGAGAAGAACGACGCCTTCGACTTCGGCGGCTCCACCGACCCCCAGTACCTGCGCACCTGCCGGTCCTTCCCTTCGGCAGCGCGGGGGCGGATCGGCGTTGTCTGTCGAGTGGTCACGATGCCTCCTGAAGGGGTTCGGGCTGGTCGTCCGGGTTGATGCGAGCGCCTGCCTGCCGCGCGATCTCGCGCGCCTCACGGCGAGTGAGCACAGGGCCGACACCGAGGTATGCCTTCTGCACGACCTCGGCCACAGCCCGAGCCGCTCGGGGATCGATGACGCTCGACGGATCGGTCGTCTCGTGGGCGCGCACCGGGATGCCGTACTGCGCGCGGAGGTGGGCCTCGAGAGCCGGGTCCCACCGGATCGCGCCAGAGTCGAGCAGCGCGCGAATGGCTTCGGCTGTGGCGGGATGCTCGTTGCCGATCTTGGGAGGAACCAGCCGCGGTGCGGGCTCGTTCGGCCCCCAGTTCTTGTCGACGAGGTCCTCGATCACGTACTGCTGGGTGATCGTGGCGATGTGCCTCGCGAGGGCGTTCAGCGACTTCGTGAAGAAATCTCGGAACGTGTCTCCCAGCGCATACGAGCCGGTTGAGTTGTCGCCACCGAGGTTGAGGAAGTTCGTGAGCGCTGCGCGGCCGATCTGCTCGTCGTAGTAGCGGATCTGCTTGTCGAGGTCGGGCAGGTTGCCTTCGACGCCCGAGAACGTCAGCGTCGCCCCGTTTGGCAGCGAGGCGCCCGCGGTCTCGCCAGCGCGTGCGCCCTTTGCGATCCCGATCCCCCGCGCGATCTCCTCGTCGAGCCAGGCCTTGACCTTGGCGTCGTCCTTGAAGTCAGGCGGTGGCGCGCTCGTGTAGATGGGAAGGCCGAGACCGTTGCGGTCGGATGCCAGTGCCTGAACACGCAGCGCGCGGTCCTTGAGCAGCCACATCTTGTACGCCGGGCGCAGCATCGAAACGCCAGCCCAGTTCGCGCCTTCACGCTGGTGCACATAGATCACCAGCCTGTTGACCGGGATGCGAACGTCGCCGAGCGAGGTGAGGATGAACGAAGCACGGGCGGGATCCGAAGAGGACAGGCCGATGCCGAACTGCCGCACCGCAACAAGGCCGCCGTCCCGAGCGACGTCGAAATTCGCGATGGTTCGCGGTGGCCGCCATGCGAGCTTCTTCAGATGTGCCCGGCCGAAAGCGTCGGGTTCGTAGACCTGCTCGAAGATGGAGTGGCCGTGCGCCAGCTCGAGAAGCGCGAGCGGGAGGTGCTCGTTCCAGGAGAACCGGCCCTTGGTGCGAAGGGGGGCTTGCCACACCTCGCCCTTGATCTCGATCCCCAGATCCTGCGAAACGTGCTTGGCGACCTCGGGTCGGACGCCGGCGCAGTCGAGCTGCCACTCGGACTCGAGCATCGGCAGGGTGACTGCGAGCAGCACCGACGCGATCTGAGGGTCATCTCGTCTCATTCGGTCCACGAGCGCTACCGACTTCGGCCACTGGAACTCGGGATCGGCCTCGGCCTCGTCGACGAAGGTGTTCCATCCGGCAAGCGGCGCGGTGACGTAACCGATCTCGGGCACGGGAGACCTCCTGTGTCAGGGTCGGGAGAAGCTGGCCCAGCCGGTGTCCGGCGCGACGTCGTGGCTGACGAGCTGCGCGGCGGGCGGCGGGGGCGCGATCCTCTCGGGCGGTGGAGGTGTGAGCATTTCCAGGCCGTACAGCGCTTCGCTCTCGGCGATGAGCCCGGAGATGTCGACGGGCTTCGACTTCCGCCGCGACCACGCTTTGTTGTCGGCGTAGTCCATGACGACGCCGCCCTCGACGGCCGTGTCGATGTCGGGCTGCTCGATGATCAGGAGTTGCCGGTCGCGGACGCGATCGCGCATGCGCGCGGTGGCGTGGGCGAACTGCCCGCCCTCGAGCGCGTGCACGACGAGGCCCGCTTCTTCGAGCAGCGGGGCGAACTCTGCCGCGCGGCATCCGCGGCCCTGGACGACCACCTCGCGGTGGCCGGACTTCTCGGCCAGCTCAGCCATGAACTTCGGCACCCACAACATCCCGGTGCGCTTCACCCGCGTGGTCACGAACGGTCGGCCGTCCGTGGTGAGTACTGCGGCGGCCAGCCAGGTCATGTCGTCCTCGCTGGTGTCGAGCGCCCACACCGTACGTGAGCCCCGCGCGATGGCGATGCCCTCGGGCAGCGCGTGGCGCGCGGCCCACTCCTTGACGTCGATGTAGGAGTCGACGCGGCTCGTCACCCACTGGCACAGCACCTCGGTGCGGTAGCCGGCGTCCGTCATGCTGTCGATGTCGGAGAGCGCGGATTGCACGGTCATCACGCCGTACCCGATCGACGGGTTCGCCTGCAGGATCCCGTCGACGTCGTCTTTCGCGCAGCCGTCCGGCGCGGACCACTCGAACAGGCCGAGTGAGACATCCTGGCTGTTCGCGTACTCCTCGGCCGACATCAGTCCGGCTTCGACGTACGCCGTCCAGTTCTCGATGCCCTGGATGCCTACGGAACGCTGCTTTTTCAGCACGACTGCGCCGACGTCACCAGCGTTGGAGAAGCCAATCAGCATGCCGTTGAAGAACGACTTCGTCGTCTGTGAGACGGCGTTCCAGGCCGACCAGTCCTTCTGCTCCCGCATCTCGTCCATCAGCACGCGTGCCGCGGGCTTGCCACGCGCGTTCTTCGCGGCGCGGATCTCGTAGTGCGCTCGGGTGCGGGCCACGATCGACAGCGCGCCGTTCGTGTCGATGACCTTCGCGGTCCGACCCTGCAGGGACGCGATCGCGAGCTCGCCGTCTTCTTCGGTCTCCGGCTTCGGATCGCACCATGTCTTCACGACCTGCCACGGCTCCTTCGCAATGTCGAGGTTCTGCGCGACACCCACGACCTTGAACTTCAGGGGCGGCACCCTGTCCGGATGCCGCTTCGAATCGACGAACAGCCACCACGTCGCCAGCACCGAAGCGAGCATCGTCTTGCCCTGCTGACGAGCGACGAGCACGATGATCCGCTTGAACCGGTAGGTCCCGTCTTCGAGCAGCTCGAGGGCGTGGATCAGCAGCCACCGCTGCCACGGGTACAGCGTCACGCCGAGCACCTCGGCGGCAAACTCGATCACCTGGAACCCGAGGGACGTCTCCGGGGTCAGCTCGCGCAGAGGCTTCGTCCACAGGCGGGGTTCCGTGCGACCGAACTGCTTCGCCACGGGCACCTCCAGGAGCGGACTACGTGAGCCCGTGCTTCTGCTCGAACCGCAGCAGGTTGTCCGGCGGATCCGCGACCGGCGCCTCAGCATCCGACGACGACTCCGCCGGCGACTCCGGCTTCCTCGCCGCGCCCCCGCGGACAGGCTTCGCCGCTGCGTTCAGCACCGCGCGAGCATCCTTCAGCGCGTTTCGGTACTCGATCCGAGGCCGCGACCCACCACCCGCATCGATCTCGTCCGCCAACGAACGGAGCAACTCGACAAGGGGTGCTTCATCGGGCATCTGAGCGAGCCCCGTCGCCCGCAACATCCGCGTCAACGCGGCCCTGTGCGGCCTCTCAGCCTTCCGAGGAGACATGCGGCACCCCCTGGTAGAAATCGGGGACGCAAACCGGGGAGAGAGGAAGCGACCGGGCGGGAGGTGGTCCGTGGTTTGTCGGTTTGTGGATTTTTGAGGGGGTGGGGGTCGGCCCCGGGGTGGCCCCCTGTCGGGGGTCGGTGGGGGTGGGTCAGGCGCGGATGACCTCGGCGTGTTGGGAGGCTGCTACGGAGGCGTACAGCGACGTCCAGGCGTCGGTGGAGCGGACGAGCTGGTCGACGGCGTCGTCCAGGTAGAGGATGTCGGCTGAGTGGCCGCGGGCTCCCTGACGGTAAGAGCGGATGATGACCTCTCCCCCGATGGTGGGGTAGTTGATGCTCTCTGCGCCGTTGGCTCGGCGGATGACGACATCGACATCGAGGGGCACGGCCTGGGCGATCTGCTTGAGTGCCTCTCGCGAGAGCTTCGTGTCCTGGGTGATGACGATGATGCGCCTCCCTTTGAGGGCGTCCTCGTTGATCCCTGCTGCGGCGTAGCGGTTCATTGTTCCCCTGGGTGTGTCGCGGGCCCTCCGTAGGCTTGACCTACTCGCCAGATCGGTGAGCATCACGAGGCAGGAGAAGGCAATGGCATCGAAGTTGATCCTCACGGAGCGCAAGGACATGAAGTGGGGCTGGGCTCTCGTCGGCGACAACGGCAGCGACATCATCGCGACCGACGGCGGCCAGGGTTACGAGAACATGCGCGAGGCGCAGGAGATGGCCGAGAAGGTCATCAACGGCCACTACGGAAACCCGGACATTCTGTTCGAGAAGCTCCCCCGCGCCTGATCACCACCAGTCGGGGACGAGCTCGCCGAGCCCTCCCCCGTCGATCGAGCCGTTACCCCTGGTCTGGTTGCACAGGGTGTGCGCGTGGCGGAAGTTGTCCCAGTCCTCCTGCAGCTCGGGGTGAGTGCTGACCGGGTAGTAGTGATCGAGGTTGTGCGACTCGGGCGTCGTTCCGGGGGCCGCGTCGTAGTCGATGCGGGCCTTGCAGATGTGGCAGTTCGCGTCCGGGTCGCCCTCAGCGTCGAGGCGCTTCCCCTCATCGAAGAACTCCGTGCGCAGCTCGTGCATGCGGCGGGTGTTCTTCCGCGCCGCGGCGACGCCGGGGCCGAGGGTCGCGCCGGGCGGCGTGTAGTCGTCGTCCACGTGCCCTCCTTGCCGGTAGTGGGAGGGGCGCCGGCGCCGTGGTCGGTCCATCGGCGCCCCTCAGGGATGGCGCAGGTGCCCCTCGCCCGAGGTCGGGGCGTCATGAGGGTCCTTCGCGGCAGGCAGCTCCGCGTTCACGCCGGTCAGACACCGGCCGGGAGGAGTGGGGGCGCGCCCGAACATGCACGCCTGCCGTCTCGGAACTCCCGGCCGGTGGATCAGATGGCGACGGTGTCGCCGAGGTTGGTGGTGACGGTGTGACCGTCGGTGTCGATGACGACGCCCTCGAGCGGGTATCCGTCTCGCTCGTAGCGGAGGATGTCGCCGACGCGGATGCCGTGTGCGTCGGCGGCGTCGAGGGTTCGCGGGGTCGTGGTGTCGATCCAGTCGACGGCGGCGCGGGCTTCCTGCGCGAGGCGGGGCCCGTCGGGGTGGTGTGACGTGTCGAGTACGTCGGCGAGTTGGGTGAGGCCCGCACGGTCTCGCTGCTCCATGAGGCGGGTCACGTTGGCCCTGTTGACGGAGGCGAAAGTGCCGTGTCGGTGCCCGTGGGTAGGCTCCACGGCAGCCCTCCGATCGATTGGCGTCGATGGTGGGTCAGACCCCGATCGGCGTTGGCGCGCTGGTCGGGGTCGTCTTCGTTCGTGTGGGACGGCGAAGGCCCCGGAGCGGGTGTGCTCGGCGGGGCCTTCGGGGTGGTGTCCGTGTCAGACACCTTGCTAACCATGAATGTAGGGGCGGCAAACGGGAGCGTGTCAACATCAGTCTGAAATTCGTTCTGGCGAGTCTCGTGCGGCTGCCTGCGCGGCTCGTTTCGCGCGGAGGCGCTGCTGGTGCACCGGGTCGTTCTTCAGCCTCTGACGCCACCAGGCGAGCAGGACCTCCAGCTCGACGACGCGGACCCGCTGCCCGTCGCGGACCTCCCACCCCATCCGCATCCCGTGCAGCCGCCAATGGCGGATGGTGCGGCGGGAGCGGTGGACACGGGTTGCGGCCTCGCGGTACGTGAGCGTGGCCACGGCTCAGCCGTTCACGAGACGCGCGACGCGGTTGAGCGGGATGCCGGTGAGTTCGGAGATCCGCTCGAATGTCACGCCGTGGCGAGCGGCGATGCACACGTAGTAGGTCTCAGTGGCGATGGTCGGATTCGGGTCAGCGCGGAGGATCCGCAGGTAGTTCTCGGCGATGAAGATGAGCTGTTGCGTCGGCATCGGGTGACCTCCTTTCATGTCGTGCCGATAATCCTGCACGCCCCTCCGACACTCGGGTAGCGAGCCTGTGGATAAGTCTGTGGAGAACGTGTGGGAAACCCGGCTATTGCTGTGCATAAGTGCTGTGGAGACCGGAGTGTTCGGCGGAAAATACGAAACTACATCGGCGTAATTCCGCGCATCCGACCGTCCACAGGCCGGGTTCTGATCATCGGATCGTGCTTGCCCGCATACATGCCGTCGATGTGTACAACCGTGGGGATAAAGGCTGTAGTACTAGTCGGTGACGAGGTGGTGCTGAGAGTCCGCTCGCATGGCCGCCTCGCAGTCCTTGCAGATCACCGCTGCCCCGTCCGAGGTGATCTTGGCGCCCGAGGCTTTGCGGCCGCAGTAACCGCGTCCAGCATCCTCGCCGCGTGCGCAGACGCGGGCGGAGTCGGTTGTCGACGCGAACGGTACGACGTGGGCGCGACGGTCCTTCGCGATCGGCCCATCGCTCACGCGCCCTCCGGCCTGTGGTGGCAGCTCTGACAGGCCTTGACGAGCACCGCGCCGTTGGGGCCGTCCACCCAGTCGACGGTGACGGCGTCATCCCCGCACAGCTCGCACGACTCCGGCCGAGCGCGGCGGACGGTGCCGGCGTCGAGGCGCGTGCGCGCGCGGCGGATGAGGCGGAACAGCTCGTTCTCCGCGGCCGCGAGGTCGGGCCATTCGAGCAGGTGCTCGACCCAGGCCGCCATCCATTCGTTCGCGACGAACGCCCAGCGGCGGGCCAGATCGAGGTCGTCGGGCAGCGAGGACGGCAACGCGGGGGCCTCGACGCCGAGCCGAGAGGACGCGACGGTGAGGTAGGCGCGGAGGGCGTTCCACACCGCGGCCGCGTAGCGGGACTCGGGGCCGTCGACGACGGGCATGTTGTCGATGAAGCCGCCGCCGGACACGCGTTCGCGGAGCTGCGCGGCCCGCAGCATCTGGGGTGCCATGGCGACCGTGCCGACCGCCTGGACGACGTTCGGGAGCTGGTCGACGTGCCAGAGGTACTGAGCGACCCACTGCCGGTATCCGGCTTCGGGGTCGATCGCGTCGAGCGGGATGGTCATCGCGCTCCTCCTGCTCTGCGCCGAGGCGCGATCTCCGTGTGCAGAGCGAACAGCTCCGCGTCACGACGGATGTACTGAAACTGGGTGCGCCACTCCGCCACCTCGGCCGGGTTCGCGTGGGCGGTGGTGCGGATCGTGTCGACGCAGACGCCGACGTCCTCTGCGATCCAGGCGGCGGGCATCCCCTCGGCGCGCAGGAGGACGATCCGGTCGCGCTGCGCGTCGGTGAGCGTGCGGCCCTTCATGCCGCCAGCTCCCATTCAATGGCTGGCACGCCGGGACGAGCGAGGAGCATCCGCAGCGCGGCGATGGCCTGTTGCAAGACGACGCCGTTACCGCAGGCCTTGAGCTGCTCCGCACGCGACAGGCCAATGACGGATGCCGTCACCCAGCCGAAGGGCCAGCCCATCATCCACTCGGTGAGTTCGGGGTTCAGACGGGCCTTCCCGCCCTTCCCGTCCATCCGGACAGGTGCTGGGGCAGGTCGACCCATGACGGTCTCCCACCCCGCGATCGCGTTGGCGTACGGACCCCACGAGGTGAGATGCGGGATAGTTCCGCTGAGGGTCGCCCCTCCACTGCCGTATGCCTGATTCGGTCCGCCCTTCGCGCCTTCCGATGCTGTCGGCGTAGGGAGCAACAGGCGCCCACCCGACTCGATCAACCCGTTCTCCGCGATGATCGCAAGATCCGTGACCACCTCGCGACCCGGCTTCTTGCGCAGGTGCTCGCTCGGGCTGTTTCCCGACGGCTGGGCCACGGGGGTCGGCAGCAGGAGAGCGCCCGCGGCCAGCTCGACCGCAATGCCCGGCAGCAGCTTCTCTTCGCTCCGGTCCCCTCCGCGCTGGGCGTTTCCGCCCGTCGCGTTTCCGACCGTCGGGGTCGGCAGCAGCGTCAAAGGACGATCTGACCGTCCTCCATCTCCTCGCGTATCTGATCCGACAGACGCCTCGTTGCGCGCGGTCGTAGCGGGTCGCGCGGTCCGCCCTGCGCCTCCGCTGCGGCCGGTGTTCTCAGAAGGCCAGGCGAGGATGAAGACGCGGAGGCGGCCGTGGGGGGCTCCGATGTCCGATGCTCGGATGCTTGTCCATTCCGCATCGAACCCGAGCGCGGCCAGGTCTGCGAGAACGGCTCCGAGTGCCCGCAGAGCAGGTTCACCCGGTTCGTCTCCCAGACACCACGGGCAGGGCTCCACGTCGCTATGTGCTTCGGCACTGAGCAGACCTCCAACGTTCTCGATGACGACCCAGTCGGGCCGGTCTTCCGCGATCGAGCGGGCGAACTCCGACCAGAGGCCGGAGCGGGTGCCGTCGCGGAGACCCGCGCGGGCACCGGATACGGACACGTCCTGGCAGGGGAACCCGCCGGCGCGGACGTGCGTGTGCGGGACGGCCGTGAAGTCGACCTTCGTGACATCGCCGTAGTTCGGGACGTCCGGGTAGTGGTGTGCCAGCACCTTGGACGGGGCGGCGTCGAACTCGCAGAACCACCCGGGTCGGGTGCCGAAGACCTTGCCGACGGCGCGGCCCAGCATCCCAGTGCCGGCGAACAACTCACCAGAGAGTGCGAGGGCGCTCATGCTGCGGTCCATTCCTGGTCGAGCAGGTCGAACAGGGTGGGGATGCCCTGCTCGCGGTCGTGGCGCTCGAGGTAGACGAGCGAGTCGGCGACGGATGCCGGGTTCAGCTCGGATCCGTAGCCGCGGCGGCCCTGGCGCACCGCTTCGAGGACGGTGGAGCCGAGCCCGCTGAACGGGTCGTAGACCAGGTCGCCGGGGTTCGAGTACGTGCGGATGAGACGCCGCGGGATGTCGAGCGGGAACGGGCAGATATGGTTCTCGACCGCGCGGCGCTTCTGCTCCCCGTTCAGCGTCTCGATGCGCAGGACGTCATGCCAGACGTTCGGCGCGGGCGAACCGGGCACGAGCGCGGCGAACGTGCCGGGCAGCGCGTTGGCGGCGAGCATCCGTTCGGCGAGAGCGACGTGCTGCTCGTAGTCGTAGACCGAGCGGAGCGACTGCTCGGTGAAGAGCTTCGTGCGCAGGCCCGGCGCGAGCGCAGCGATCTCGTCGAGCGTGAGCAGACGGTCCCCGGATGCCCGCCAGTCCGCGGCCGCGTCGATCTGCCACCGGCCGACGGAGTACTGCGCGCGGTCCTTCACGACCCGAACGTCGCCCCACCCCTTCGAGCGGTCGCTCTGCGGCTTGTGGAACAGCAGCACGTACTCGGGTGAGCCGACGCCCATCGGCGTGTGGTCGCGAAGCATCTTCGAGTAGGCGAGGCGGTACGTCTGGTTGTTCTCGCGCACGACGTCGGTCGTGACCGTGATGGCGCCGTAGTAGTCGAACCCGTGCTGCCGGTAGTGGGCGATCGCTTCGGCGTGCAGCTCGCTGACGGTGTAGACGCCGGCGCCGGTCACGGATCCGAAGAGCTGCCGGTCCTTGACGTGCACGGCGAGGATCCGGCCGGGCATGAGCGCGCGGTAGAGGGACGGCGTCAGGTAGTCCATCTGCCACCAGAAGTGCGCGTTGTCGTCGGTGTGCCCGAAGTCGGCGTAGTTCGGGGAGTACTCGTAGTGGTTGCCGAACGGGATGCTCGTCACCATCAGGCCGACGGAATCCGCCTCGAGGTGGTCGCGCGCCTCGACGACCGAGTCGTTCAGCGCGATCGTCCACGCCTCACCCGTGTGCACCTCCCGCTCGACGCCCATCGCACGGGTGAGCTCAGCGGAGATCGCGGATGCCGAAAGACCGAACTCGCGGAGGACGTCGGACATGGTGTCGGTCAGGCGGTCGTCCTCCGCCCACTTCGTCTGCAGCGTCGCGCGCACCTCGGACTCCGTCTCGGCGTAGATCAGGTGCACGTCGCACTCCTCCGTCTGGCCGAACCGATGGATACGGTGCACGGCCTGCACGACCTGCTCGTACTTGTGCGTGATGCCGACGAACACGGCCGTGCTGCACTGCTGGAGGTTGAGTCCGCGACCGAGCTGCACCGGCTTGCCGATGAGCGCGTACGTCTCCCCCGCGAGCCACGCGCCGAGCTGCTGCTCGATCTGGTCGTCAGTGAGGCCGCCGTGCACGGACGAGTAGGTGAGGCCCTCGTCGGCGAGCGCCCGCTCGAGCGCGGTCTGCTCGTCGTTCAGGTCGCACCAGAGCAGAATCTGGCCCGGCAGGGGCCGACCGAAGTGCTCACGCACGATCGACATAGCCCGGGCCACGCGGGCGTCGAGGGTGCGGCGCTTCTCGCGCGCGGCATCCACGAGCGACATGGCACCGCCGCGGACGAGCACGCCCTGCCCGTCGCGCTCGACCTGGTCGGACAGGATCCCGACCTCCACCTCGTCCCAGTGGACGCGCAGCTCGGGCAGCGCGTAGCCGGCGTCGGAGTAACCGAGGTCGGAGGGCCGCTGGAGGAAGCAGGCCCAGGTGTTGAGCCACAGCCAGAACTCGCGCTTCTTGTGCGGGTAGAGGGTGAGGTTGCCCGCCTTCGACGAGTCTCGCTGGAAGAACCGGGTGAGCGCGGCGCCGGTGTCCATGATCCCGAGGAACCCGGCGTAGTGGATCAGCTCCTTGTGACGGTTCGGCGAGGGGGTCGCGGTGGCGACGAACCGGAACGGCACGTTGGCGAAGAGCGGGAGGAACCGCTGGTAGGTCTCGGATCCGAACGACCGGAGTACTGCGGCCTCGTCGAGCGAGACGGCGGTGAACAGGTCGACGTCGAGCTTCCCGTCGCGCACGGACTCGTAGTTCGTGACGTACAGGCCCGACCAGGCGGGATCGACCTCGGCGGTGGTGCGGACGAACCGCACCTCGATGCCGAGCAGGTCACGTCCGTCGCGCACGATGTCGAAGCGCACGCCGAGCGGGGCGACGACGAGCCCGCGGCCGCCGAGTCGCGCCACGATGAGGCGGAGTACTTCGAGCTGCATCACGGACTTGCCCATGCCGTAGCGGGCGAAGATCGCGCGTCGTCCGCCTGCGACGGCCCACTTCACGACGTCGGCCTGGTGCGGCTGGTAGAGGTCGTGGCCGGGTCGGAAGATCGGCGACAGGTCGGCGTCGTCGACGTCGAACCCGAAGGACCGGTCGAAGGCGACCTTCTCGCGCAGGAAGGCGTCGTAGTCGAGGCTGCCGTCGTTGCCCGTGTTGAGGGTCAGGAGGGCGTTCATGTCTGCTCCACGTGGTGGTGGTCGGATCGCCAGAGGTCGATGACCTCGCCGATCTCGGATGGGATGAAGCCCGGCACGGCCTTGCCGCGGTACTCGGTGATGGGGGCGGAGCCGAGTCCCAGGCTCTTGAAGTACTCGAGGTCCTTCGCTGCCTCCGGGGCGGTCAGGTCGCGCTCGACGAACGGGACCTTCGCCGTGGTGAGCGCGGCCTTCACCCCGATGCACTGCCCGCAGATGGGCTTGGTCCATACGGTGACGACGCTCACAGGAGGCCCGCCTCTCGCAGCTTCGACTCAGCGATCGAGACGCGGTGGAACGTGGCTGCATCGCCGCTCATATCGGGGTGCGTGGTCCGCTGTGCCTCGCGGAGGACGGCCTTCAGCGGACGGTCATCCCAGATCGGTCCCACCCACGATCGGAGCCACTCCGCAGCCTCCAGACCGGTAGCGAATCCTGCAGGTGCTGCGGTCGCCTCAAGCGCGAGGAAACCGCGATACTGCTCACCTCGCTTCGTCACGCCGTAGCGGTCCACCTTCCGCAGAGCCTCGAGCGCCAGTGCGATCGCGCGAAGGTTGTCCTGCCACGTCGTGAAGGTGTCGCACGGGTAGGAGATGTGACCGTGACGGGAGTCCAGGGAGAAGATCACCCCGGGGTGCTCGGCGACGGCGTGCGCGCGCGGCTTCCCGTCCTGCCGCCACAGATCGCCTGCGGGGATCGCGACGAGGAGTTCCCCGGACGCGCGCTGCGCTCGGGTGTCCGTCAGGTGGTCTACCTCGCGGTCGAGTAGCTGCAGTGTGTCGGAGAGTCCCGCCTTGAAGAGCGAGCGGGAGCGGTTGCGGGTGAGCTCGCCGGGCCATTCACGGATCGGGGCCAACTGCACGTTGTCCGGCCAAGCGCTCATGACGTCACCGGCCAGTCGATGTCGAAGCCGTGGCTGACCTTGGCATCCGCGCGCGCGACGTCGTCCTCAGCACGAGCCTCACGCGCCGCTGCTGCAGTCGTGCGCAGCTCGTCGATCAGGTCAGCGACTTGGTCGGGCGTGAGCGACGTGGTGGTGGCGTCCTGGTCGGGGCGGAGCGGGTCGCGCACCGTCAGGAGCACGTCGTACTCGTCGCCCACCTCAACCTCGACGAGGGTCACGGTGATGTCCGTCTGGATGCTCACAGGCCCAGCCCCTCTGCCACGTCGTCACGAATGGCCCCGCTAACCGGGTCGTGCAGCATGTGGGTGACCTCGCCGCCGCTAGGCAGCTTGATCGGATGAGCGAGCGCGATGAGGTTGGCGATGCGCTGCTGCTCGACGAGCGCGAGCGTCGCGTGCACCTGCGCCAGCGCGATGTTCTCCGTGACCGTCGGCGCCTCGCGTGCATCGATCGTGACGTCGTCGTCGAAGGCGTTCTCCGCAGCGCGGATGAACTCGCGCGCCCAGCTCGTGTGATCGATTCGTTCGGTCATGACTGCTCCCATCCGAGGGCGGCGCGCACAGCGGCGCGACGCCGGTTCTTCTCCTCGACCCGGGCCTTCGTGTCCGGGTCCGCGTAGTTCTTGTCGTCGTGCCTCAGCACCGCCACGGGCAGCGAGAGGGCGGTCAGTTCGGTGTGCAGGCGGATCTCGGCGGCGAGGTCATCGATCGCCTCGACCTGCGTGCGACGCTTCGGGGCGGCCATCAGAACGGCTCCCCCGAGTTCGCGGGCGTCGTCCAGCCGCCGGCGTCCGCCTGCTGCGGCTTCGCCTCCCGCACCACCTGCGCCACGGTGCTCGCGCGGACGACGACCTTGCGGACGTTCTTGCCCGTCTCGCGGCTCTGGTACGACGCGTCCCGCTCCTCGCCCACGACGACCACGAGCGTCCCGCTCGCGAGCTGTGCGATCGCGTTCGGCGCCTGCCACGACTCGACGTCGTGCCAGATCGTGAACTCGTCCTCCCACTGGTTCGTCTCCCGGTTGAAGCGGCGCTTCGTCTCGGCGACGCTGAACGCCGCGACGTGCTTCCCGCCAGCGGCGCGGACCTCGGGCACTCCCCCGAGTCGTCCGACGATCGTCTTCACTGCCATGTGCTCTCTCCTCCGTTGTCGTCGACGAGCGTCGACGGTGACCATGCGCGCGACACCACGCGGGAGAAGGTGCCCTCCCACTGCAGCGACGTGCGCCCTTGCTGCCCCTGCCGGTTCTTGGCGATGTCCACGTCGAGACGGGACGGGGCGTTCTTCTCGTCGCGGTGCAGCAGCAGCACCGCGTCCGCGTCCTGCTCGATCGCGCCGGACTCTCGGAGATCCGCGAGCGTCGGACGGTTCGACTTGCGCGTCGTCGAGCCACGGTTGAGCTGCGACAGCGCGATCACCGGCACCCCGAGCGACTGCGCCAGCAGCTTCAGCGACCGGGAGAACCCGGCGACCTCGATCTGCCGGGACTCGACCCGCTCCCCCGACGTGAGCAACTGCAGGTAGTCCACGACGACGCCCGCGAGACGCTGACCCTTCGGCGCGCGGCGCGCGACCGACCGGGCGAACGCGCGGACCTGCGTGATCGTCGCGACCTCATCCGACGTCGACACGAACAGCGGCGTCTCCGCGATCTGCGACCGCACCATCGCGAGGTTCTGCCACGACGCCTTCGACACCTCGTGGTTCACGAGCGAGTGCAGCGACACCTGCGCGAGCTGCGACACCCAGCGCGACATGATGTCGTCCCGCGACATCTCGAGCGAGCAGAACGCGACGGGCCCTTCCTTCGCCAGACGCAGCGCCGCCTGCAGGCCGACGATCGACTTGCCCTGGCCGGGGCGCGCGCCGACGACGTACAGGCCGCCCGCGCGGAGTCCGCCGAGGTGGTTGTTGATCTCCCACCACGGGGTGGGCACGTACTTCGGCTTCTGCTCCAGCCCGTCCACGTAGGACGAGAGGTACTCGCCGAACTGGCGCACGTCGACGGCGGCGTTCGCGCCGATCCCGTCGACCTTCTCGCGCGACATCTCGACCGCCTCGAGCGCGCTGAGCCCGGTGTTCGACGCGAGATGCGCGATGTTCGTCCCCACCTCGAGCAGGCGGCGGCGGATCGCGTGTTGGTGCACGATGTCGCCGTAGTACGCGCCGCTCGCCGGTGTCGCGACCGCTGAGGTCAGCTCGTGCACGTACCCGACGTCGAGGGTGCCGCGCACCTCCTCCACTCGGAGCAGGTCGTCCACCACGGCGACGACGTCCGTCGGGGCGCCGGCCTCGTGTAGGCGCCGGATCGACGCGAACACCGTCTCGTGCTTCGGGTCGTACATGTCGCCCGGCTCGACCACCGACAGCACGTCATCGAGGACGGCCGTCGACAGCATCGCCGAGCCGAGGACCGCGCGCTCAGCGGCCAGATCGTAGGGAACCGCGATGTCACTCACCGGGCACCTCCACGCCCAGCTCACGCAGAACACGCGCCGGACGCTCACCCGCCTCAACGCGCGCCTGAAACTGTTCGGCGTTCACACCGTGCGCGCGGAGCCATGCCGGGCCGTCAGCGAGGCGCACGCCGTTTCCCGGGGCCATGTCCTCCGCGATGACCAACACGTCGGCGGGCATCAGCATCTGCACGTTGCCGCGGTAGTGGATCCGGACCGCGTCGATCGCGGCATCCAAGGTCACGTCCGACAGGACGACCGACCACTCGATCGCCATCTGCGCGAGATCCTCGGGCGCGCGACGGAACCGGCCGTCGAGCAGCGCCGCCTTCGTGAGCAGGACGTTCGCTTCCTGGGCGTTCATGCTCCGACCGCCAGACGATCGTGCTCTGCCAGGATCTCGGCGGCGCGACGGCCAGCGTCGACCGCGCCCATCCGGCTCGTGCGAGCCGCCTGCAGTCGCAACGTCTCGTACTTCTCACGAAGCTTCGACATCGACAGGATGTTCGACCGCCAGAACTCATCCGCCTGGCACCAGCGGATCGCCGCCTCGACCTGCTCGACGGTCTTCCCGTCGCGATCCAACAGCAGCCGCGCCGCGTCGATGTTCTTCTTCGTCCGCTGTGGCGCCCGTCCACCGTTGCGTTCGATCTCCTCATCGAGCAGATCGAGAAGGCCCTTCACATCGGCTCGGAGGGGCGCGTCAGCGACCTCCGACACGTCTGTAGTTACGTCAGTACGTATAAGGGATGTGTGACCGCTCACTGCTGAGCGGTGCGACCGCTCAAAATCGACGATCTGACCGCTCAATTCCGAGCGCTCAATCTGAGCGGTCAGAAGGATCCGGTACTCGTTGACCGACGTCTGCGTCTCGCGCCCGACCTGCAGCAGTCCATCCCGCTCGAGGTCCTGGGCCTGGCGCCGGAACGTCGCCACGGACATGCGCGCCTTCGCCGCCAGAGCGACCTGCGTGCGGGCCGTCTCCCTAGCGAATACCACGTGGCCGTCATCGTCGGCGATGTCGGCGAGCGCGAGCAGCGCGACGACCGCATTGCCCTTGAGGTGCTGGGTGCGGTCGTCATGCCAGACCCAGTTCGTTACCTTGACGCTCACCAGGAGCCCTCCACTTCGATTGCTCGGCCGCTCTCCGTGAGCAGCCACCACGTCTTGTCATTCCTCTGCACGCGCACCTGCGGCGGGTCGAACTCCGGGCCCCGGCCGAGGCGGGAGATCAGCACGCCCCGCTCGAGGGCGACGTCCCGCGCGCTCTCCGCCTCGCCGTGGCATCCGGTCGTCCCGGATCCGCAGAGCGTCAGCGCGTTCGCCGCGGACGAGAACACCTCCGCCCCGCGTCCCTTCACGCCGCCGGCGCCACGAGGCTTCCGGTGATGCATCGACCAGCCGATGCCGCGGTCCTCGAACCGGAGCGGCGTGCGGCAGAGGAAACACGCCGCCCCGTCTCGTTCGAAGAACACGCGCCGCACCGTCGCCGCCGAGAACTCCCCCGCGGCCATTAGGCAGCCCGCCCGGAGTAGCTGGGCGTGAAGTGCTTTGGGCAGTAGGCCCCGAAGCGAGACACCCTCCAGCCGTTCACCTCGGCTCGGTCTTCACGCACGCTCTCTTGGCATCGGCGGGAGCTGTGTAGGCCGGTGAAGAACACACCCGAGCACCGGATGGTGGCGGCCATCAGGCACCCCCGCCGTAGCCCTGCGCCGACGCACGATCAACGGCGCGCGAGTCGGCCCGATCGGTGCGGTGATTGTCGAGCGCCGCGTCGAGCGCGTCGAGGAACTTCCTCATCGCGCGCTCGCGCTGCTCGGCCACGAGGTAGGTCAGCTTCAGCTCGTACAGCTCCGCCTCAGCCATGTGCTCGGCGAGCCCGAGCGCCACCTTCCGGCCCTCGTTCAGCGCCGTCTCCGTGATCTCGACGACACGCCTCGACCGCGTCCCCTCGTAAGCGCCCTTCGCCTCGCCGTACACCTTCCCGGCGTCGCGCAGCTCCCACACGAAGTCGAACCGCAACGCCACGATCCGCTGCCCGTAGGTCGCGCCCGGGCCGAGATCGGTGATCGTCTTCGCGAGCTTCTGGTGCAGCGCGTCCACGTGGTCGACCTCGAGGCCGATCATCGAGCGCAGGATGCTGGCGACGTCGGGATGGATGGTGTTCACGCTGCAGTCGCCCCCGCCAGCACGTGCACGCGCTCGGTCGTGCGAAACTCGTGCACGACCTCGGCGCCGCCGTCTGTCCGCGTGCCGATGTACACCGACCCGGGACGGCCGTGCTCGCGCTTCGTGATCACGGTCGCCTCGCCGTGCACCACGCGGACGCGGTCCCCGATGTGGAGCAGACGAGCCTCGATCGGGCCGGGGATGAGCCCGGCCAGGACACGACCGTCGGTGTGGGCCTGCGCCCACTCGACGCCCGCACGGAACGCGTCCGCCTCCGCGACACGCTGCCGCTCGGAGTCCTCCCCGAAGTTGACCGGCGTCCACAGGTAGTCGCGTACCCCGTCCTCGACGGGCGCGGTCAGGGCGCTCACGCGGGCACCTCGGCGGTGGGCCAGTCGTGCACGGGCTCGGCCGCGGGTTCGTCCGGGACGACCTCGGCGTCCACGACGTCCTCCGCCTTTTCCGGCAGCCGCTCGCGCAGCTCCCAGAGGTAGGCGCGGAGCGCGCGGCCGTCGCCGATCATGACGTCGAGGTCGCCCGCATCCTGCGCCGCCGAGAACACCGGGCGCAGCTCCTCCCGTGACCGCGCGGCGTTGGCGAGCGCGAGCCAGTCCTGCGACGGCATCCGCGCCTCGGCCGGAGCCGGGGCCGCCTGCGACTCGACGGGAGGCGCCGACGCGACCTGGCTCTGCTGCTCAACCGGCGCGGGCCGGTCAGCCTGCGCCATCTCCTCCGACGAGTACAGACCCGACAGATCCTGCGGGAACGCCTTGCGGAGCGCGAGCATCTCGGCGCACTTCGCCAGCATCAGCGGGCCCATCTTCCGCCACATCTCGGTGACGTCGCCGTTGTACGTGCGCTGCACGTAGGCATCCCAGAGGGCGATCGCGTAGAGCGCATCCCGGAACCCGCGGCGGTACACGCCCACACGGGCAGCCTTCGGCGGCTCGTCGGCCAGCCACACCTGCGTCCACGTCACGCCGTCCGCGGTGAACTCCGGCGTCGTCTGCCCCTCGTACTGGCCCGACCGCTCAGCGACGAGCCGCGCACCGTCGATGCTGATCTGGATCTGCCACTTGAGCTGACCCTTCGACTTCCGGGCGATCGAGTAGATCTGCCGTGCGATCGGGTCCAGGCCCGTCCGGGCGCAGTGCTGAAGGAACGCCGCGACGACGGGGCGCTCGGCGAGCGTCTTGGTCCCCGACTGCGAGTCCGTGTGCACGAGCCCAGCAGCCTCGACGAGCGCGCGCTCCTCCGGGCTCCAGGTGCTGTTGTCGCTGCTCGTCGGCAGCGTCGCGAGAGCGGTCATGCCGCTTCCCCTTTCGTCTTCACTTCGGTGACCGTCAAGCTCGGCTTCGACGTCACCGGCTGATCGGTGGTGGTGGTGAACTCCGCCAGGCACTCGGCCCAGTAGGCCTCGACCTCGGCGAGCTGCGCACGAGCCGCCTCGACAGCGGCCCACGCGACCGGGTGCGCCTTCTGCGCGCCCTCCCGATCGACGACCGGCGTCGGGACCATCGACTCGACCCCGGGCACCCAGGTGACCTGCGCCGCGGACGAACGCTGCGACAGCTCGTCACGGTCGGCGAGCTCGGCCTGGAGCTTCTTCCAGGCCGCCTCCTTCTTCCGCTTCCCGGCTGCCTCTTCGCGACGCCCGGCCAGGACGTCGATCGCGAGCACATCGAGGACCGGGTCCACGATCGGCGCCGTGACGTTCCCGGCCTCGACCTCGGCGCGCTTCTTGTCGAGCGCCGTGAAGAACCGCTTCGCGATCGTCACCAGACGCTTCGCGAGGGCCTCGTCGAACTCGATCCAGTACTCGAACTGGCGGCCCGCCTCGAAGCCCGTCTCCGGCGTCCCGAGGCGCTCCTCCCAGATGAAGAGGCAGCGGCGCGCGCCGGCGACGAGCATCGCCCACGTCATCTGCTCCCGGTATCCGGTGCGATCGAACGTCGGAGTGCCCGGCGTCAGGTCGTGACCAGACGTCTTGTACTCCCCGAGCAGCAGCTCACCGTCGAACGTCGCACCGACGCCGTCCGGGGATGCCAGCCATCGACGGTTCTCGGCGTGGTGGAAGACACGCGACTCGGGCAGGATGCCGCGGCGCTCGGCGGCGGCCGCGAGGAACGGTTCGCGCAGCTTCCCCCACTCGGTGTAGGCGTTGCCGTTGAACGAGTCCTCCTTGAGCCCGAGCTTCAGGTCGACCAGCTCGCCCTGACGCTTCTTCCCGACGGCGAGCCCAGCGACCTCGGTCGCGGTGAGCCCGGTCAGGCGCTCAGCGAGCCACGCGGCGCGGTCGGTGTCGGATGCCCCGGCACGCGCCATCAGCGCGGCCACAGCCGGAGGCGTGAACACGGATGCCGTAGTCATCACGCCTCCCGAGTCCAGAAGTCGGGATCGCTGTCGGGGCTCAAGCCCTCGCCGCCGTCGTCGGGTGGGAACTCGGCGACCATCGCGTCGAACGAATCGAACAGCGGCACCTCGGGGTAGTTCCGTGCCACGAGGCGACGGATGCCGACGCTGATGTCGGAGGGGATGTGCAGAGCGACGATGCGAGCCTTCGACGCGCGGAACCCGCGGGTGCCGATGACCGTCTCGCCGTACGCCTCGACGACGGCCATGATCCGGCCGGGCTCGTAGTAGTCGTTCGAGCCCTCGTAGTAGCCGTAGAAACCGTGCCCACACTCGGCGAGCGAGTGAGGTGGCCGCTCGGCCTCACGCAGCCGCCAGGTCTGTCGACCTGTGAAGTACTGCATCGGGTCAGGCCGCTCCATGCAGCGCGCCAGGTTCTCCCCCGGCAGCCATACGGTCGCGAAGGCAACGCCGACCAAACGACCCAGCTTGTCGACGTCGAACGACCGCGTTCCGGTGACGACACCCGCGGCGAACTCACGCTCGCGCCCGTCGAAGTCGCCTGCCGGTCGTGCCTTCGGCTTCGGTGCAGGCGTCGTGACCCTGCCGATCGTGGTCTTGCCCGAGGCGAGCAGCTGCCGGATGGCTTCCTCCTGCGCCGAGCGGAGGAAGAAGTTGGGCTGCTGGCCGCCACCCAGGATGCCGCCGCCGCTCATGCCGGCACCGGCTCTTCCACGGGCGCCTCGACCGGCGCGGGTGCCGTCGCCGGCGCCTCCACCGGCTCCAGCTCGATGTGCTTCAGGGGCTTTCCGATATCGCCCATTGGTGTTCCTCTTCCTGTAGATGACGTGCAGTGCGATGGATGTGATGAGGGCGAGGGCCGCGATGATCGTGAAGCCAGCGCCCGGGTAGGGTTTGCCGGGGAAGCCGATGATGTTTGCGACGACCGCCAGCAGCGCCTCACCCGCGGCGACGAAGGCGAGGTAGCGCGCCCACCACCGGAGGCGACTCATCAGTCGCCGGCGTCCGGGAACTCGAGCGCGTCCTGACCGGTGCGCTTCTTGTACGCCGCATCCCGGAGCTTCAGCGCCGACGCCGACGCCTTCTCGTCCCACAACGGCTCGAGGTGCTTCATCGCCACGACGGGCCACTCCTCCCCCGCGCGACGCTTCTCCATCACCTCGTCGACGGAGAACGTGACGACGGCGACGATCTGGTCACCGGGCGCCATCTCGATGAGCTGGTCCTCGACGCCGTACAGGCCGTTCGCCTGCTCTGCCGGGACGCCGCGCTTGAACGCGGTCGGCTTGATCTCGGTCATGCTGCTGTTCCTTCCTCGACGGCCACCGCCGTCTGTTCGACCGGCGGCACGAGGTCCGTGACGTCGGAGATTCGGGTGATGGTCACGTGCACCCCGGGGGTGATGCCGTAGACCTTCGTGGCGTGCGTTTCGACGACGCGGGAGTCGTCGGCCCAGACGTTCCCCGCCTGCGTGATGCCGTCGAACAGCGCGCGCAGGAGCTTGTCGAGATCCGGGAGGACCGTCGGGAGCGCCCGCTTCACGGACGGCTTCCGGGGCAGGACGAACGCGGCATCGACGCGGCATGGCCCGTCGATCGGCTCGGCGTACGCCCATGCGCTGAATGCGCTGCGGGCGATCTGGTCACGCCACGGGCCGAGAGTCGCCTTGTTGTCGTCGACGATCTGAACGAACGTCGAGTCCTTCCGCGAGAAGCCCTTCTTCGATCCCTGCGGGACCGGGATGCCCGGGACGAAGAAAGTGACCGCGCTCATGCCGACACCTCCGGCCACAGCCGACGACCAGCGATGGCGCGCACGGCGTCGTAGACGATCTCGCCCGAGAAAGACACCCACCGATCGCCCACGCGGCGCCACGGCTGCTCCAAGCCGCCGGCCCCGGTGAGCGCCCACACCTCTCCATCGGCAGCCTCGTGCCACGGCTTGGACTCCGGGTGCGCGTCGAAGTAGGCGAGCGCAGCGCGCTGAGGGTCCGACTCGACGCTGAGCGCGGCATCTGCGCGGTCCCACGAGCTGCTGCCTCCGCCGGGCTCGTAGAAGACGTTCACGCGATCGTCGCCGTCGGAGTACACGATGAAGTCAGGGTTCTCGGGCCAGCGCCACCGACGAAGTGCGGCGTCATCCTCAGCCCGGAACATCTCGCGCAGGGCTTCCTCGTTCGCCCCACCCTTCGGAACGCAGAACGCCTTCTCCCCGCCGCGGAACCGGTAGTCACCCTCGGCGTCGATCGTGATGCGCACCCCGTTCGATGCGGTGAAGTCGTTCACGCGATCACCGCCAGGCCGACGATCAGCTCGACGATGGCGAGCGCCGCGAGCACGGATGCCAGCACCAGCAGCCACCGCGGCGCGGTGCGCTCGGGCGAGTACTCGAGCGGGACGTGCGCGATGGCAGCGCGGCGGGCACGGTACGGGCGGCGTCGAAGAGAGTTCGGGGCGCGCAGAAGAGGACGGTTCACGGGTGCTCCTGAGAGAGGTGAGGGTGTTCGGGGAAGAGGACCGCCGGGGATGCCATCGGCGACCGTCGCCGGCATCAGTGGTGGGGGCAGCACCCCCGGCGGAAGATCAGGGGTAGGTGCGGTCGAGCGCGTCGAGCTCGGCGTCGACCCGGGCGCACTCGGCGTCCTGCTCGGGCGAGCCGAACCAGACCTCCCGAGCGAAGGCGCCGCAGGTCCAAAAGAGGATGAGAGCCAGGACGGCCGCGGAGATGAGCAGCTCCCACGAGCGGTAGCCCTGGAAGAACGCGACCATGATGATGAGGAAGAGGAACAGGGAGAGCCAGCGGAGAGTGATCACGGCTGCTCCGTCGTGGACTTGCGCGAGCGCTCGACCCACGCGATGACGTCCGACTGCTTGTAGACGGTGACCTTGCCGCTGTCTCCCGTCGGCTTGAAGAACGCGGGGCCCTTGCCGCTCGCGCGGAGATCCTTCAGATTGGCCACCGTCATCCCCGGCACCAGGTCGCAGACCTGCGAGGGCGAGAGATACACCTCGGCGGTCGCGACGCCGGGACGGATCGGCGTGACCTTGGCCGTGGCGGTCACGACGCCACCGGCTGCACCACGGCGGGCTCGTCCTCGACGACGACCACGACCTCACCCATCGCGAGGCCGAAGGCGTGAGCGATCCCGAGCACCGTGCGCAGGCTCGGCTCCCCGCCCTTCTTCGCGTTGTCGAGGGTGGCGCGGCTGATGCCGATGGCCCGAGCGAAGGCGTCGTCGCTGCGGATGCCAGAGGTTTCCTTGAGTCGGTCGAGCAGGCCCGGCCGCACCTTGATGGTGGGGGGCTGACTCACCGACTGCTCATCTGTCCGATTCATGCGTCAACTGTGCGATGAGTTGGACAAAGTGTCAAGCAGGTTGAACAAATGACTTGCTCGCGAGGCATCTGTGTCTCATGATTGAGTCATGAACCCGAGCATGAAGTGGATCGACGACGTCCGTGGAACGGACTCCATCCGCGAAGTCGCCCGTCGCGTGGGCATGAACCAGGGCACCCTGAACCGGCAGGTCAACCTCGACCAGCTCACCTTCGAAGTCGTCCGCGACATCTCCCGGGCTTACGGGCGACCCGTCCTCGCCGACCTTGTGCAGCTCGGACACCTCTCCCACGACGATCTCGGCGTCAACGACGTCGCGAGCTTCCTCCGATCAGTCACCGAGGAGCAGCTCGTCTACGAACTCGGCTGCCGCCTCGGCGTATCCGGTTCGATCCTGTTCGACGCCCCCATCTCGGTCGCTGTAGCGGCGGCATCGAATGTCGTGCACGGCCGGTTCCCCGGCTCCGATGTCGGACCCTCCGAGGATGATCAGGAGGCAGTCGCTCGACCGGCAGACGAAGACAGGGGGGAAGACCATTGACCACCGATCGACATCTCGAGCTGATCGCCGCAGCAGCCGGCGTCCGCATCGAGTACGCCCTGCTCCCGCCTGACCGTGATGGCGAGTACCGCCACAAGCACAAGGTCATCCGGCTCCGGCGAGGGATGTCGAGCAGACTGCACCGGTCGGTTCTGGCTCACGAGCTCGCGCACGCGGTGTTCGGCCACGTGCCGAGTCGGTTCGGGCCAGTCGCGGCGAAGCAGGAGCGGGTAGCTGAGGAGTGGGCGGCGCTGCGGCTCATCCGCCACGAGGACTACCGGCGAGCCGAAGAGCTGCATGACGGTCACGCTGGAGCGATCGCGCAAGAGCTCGGCGTCGTGCTGAGCATCGTCGAGGCTTACCGCGCCGTCCTGCTACGGATCCGCGTGGAAGGTGACTCGCCCGACCTGGTCTACGTGCAGCCCCGGCTCGGTGCGGGCGGGTGGACCGAACGGCTCGAGACTCGGGAGAGCGCCTGATGGCCGGGACCATCACGCCCTACGAGACTGCGGCGGGGAAGCGGTACCGGGTTCGCTACCGCAAGCCCGACAAGACCCAGACCGACAAGCGCGGCTTCCGCACGAAGCGCGAGGCCGAGCTGTTCCTGGCATCCGTCACCGTCTCGAAGGCGACCGGCCAGTACGTCGACCCCACGGCCGGACGCGTCACCGTCGCGCACCTCGGGCCCGCCTGGCTCGCGAAGAAGGAAGGGCTGAAGCCGTCGTCGTACCGGCCGCTCGATCTCGCCTGGCGCGTCTACGTCCTGCCGAAGTGGGGGCGCGTGCCGGTCGCCGACGTGAAGGCATCCGACGTCGAAGCGTGGATCACCCAGCTCGGCGCAGGCAAGGCCCCAGCCGAGCGCCTCGGCGGGCGGCGGAACGGGCGCCCGCTGTCGGCGTCGAGCGTGCTCCGCGCCGTCGGAGTACTCGCCGGGATCCTCGACGACGCGAAGCGCGACGGCCGCATCCACAGCAACACCGCGCGCGGCGCCGAGAACCTCCCGAAGAAGACCGGGAAGGCTCACCGCCGATACCTCACCGACGTCGAGGTCATGCGCCTCGCCGGCGCGATCGCCGACCCGACCCGATCAACCCTCGTCGTGCTGCTCGCGTACACCGGCCTGCGGTGGAGCGAAGCCATCGGCCTACGCGTGCGCGATCTCAACATGCTCCGCCGACGACTCCACGTTCGCCGCCCCGTCGTCGAGATCGACGGCGTCTTCCACGAGGGCGAGCCGAAGTCGTGGGAGCGCCGGACTGTCGCGTTCCCCGCGTTCCTCGACCACGCCCTCGCGGCCGTCTGCATCGGCAAGGGCCCAGACGACACCGTGTTCACCGACGGCGCGAGCTACCTCCGGCAACCGCACACCTCGAAGTCGTGGTTCCTCACCGGGCTGCGCACGGCAGGGATCGAGCGCATGACGCCGCACGACCTACGCCACACGGCGGCATCCCTCGCCGTGTCGGCTGGCGCGAACGTGAAGGTCCTGCAGCGGATGCTCGGGCACAAGTCCGCGGCGATGACCCTCGATACGTACGCGGATCTCTTTGACGACGACCTCGACAACGTCGCCACGCTGCTCGACGCCCGGGCTACCTCCGCTGCGGATGTGGGCAAAGTGTGGGCAGACCTCGGCATCCGGGCGTCCTGAGGCAACAAAAAAAGCCCCCCGATCAGGCATTGCCTGTCGGAGGGCTTGAGTAGGGCGGGTGGGACTTGAACCCACGATCGTCGGGTTATGAGCCCGCTGCCTTGACCAGCTTGGCCACCGCCCCCAGCGACGACGAGCCTACCGGCATCCGTTCTCCCCCGCCGACGGCCGCAAAACGTCGAGGCGCGTGAGCGCGTACCTGTTTGCCGGAACCGCACACGATCGGCGATGAACCCCTGAGGTCTCGCCGAATACATGCGACGTCGGCGCGGGCACCGCCGCGTCAGTGAACGCGCGGCTGCTTCGGCTTGCCGTCGGCGGTCACCTGCGGGTGATGCTTCGTCAGCTGGATCACGCCCCAGGTCGCGATCGCGCCGGCGATGACGAAGCCGACGAGCGCCCACGCGGGGGCTGTCGAGGCCTCGCCCAGCACGAGCAGACCGATCAGCACGGCCACGATCGGGTCGATCACGGTGAGGCCGGCGATGACGAGGTCCGGCGGTCCGACCGAGTACGCCGTCTGCACGAAGTATGCGCCCACGGCCACAGCGGCGAGCAGCGCGACGAGGCAGAGCAGGGTCAGCCACTCGAAGTTCCCGGCCTGCGCGCGGCTGATGACGACCTTGGCGAGGGTCGCGACGAACCCGTAGATGACGCCCGCGGCCATGATGTAGAACAGCGCCTGCGCCTTGCGCCGCACGAGCACCCAGAAGACGCCGAAGACGATCACCACGACGGCCAGGATGCCGAGGATGATCCACAGCTCGCGCTCGGTCACGACGTGCTCGGTCGCGAAAAACGCGGCGATCGTGACGAAGATGAAGATGCCGCCGACGCACGCGCCGATCGCGATGAGCGACTGCCGGGTCGGCTTGTGCCGCGTGACGCGGGCGTTCAGCACCGTGGTGAGGACGAGGGCGATCGCTCCGAGGGGCTGCACGAGGATGAGCGGGGCGACGGAGAGCGCGGCCAGCTGGCACACGATCGCCAGCCCCAGCATCAGGGTGCCCGCCACCCACGACGGACGCGTCAGAAGCGAGGTGAGCTGCTGGCGGGAGAGGCCGCCCGTGGTCTTGCCCGACAGACGCTCGACTTTCTGGACCCCGCGGTGCTGGTACTGCGCGCCGAACGACATGAACACCGCACCGAGAAGGGCGAGGGGGATGCCGAGGAGGATACGGGGGTCACGGAAGACACCGACGAGTTGGTCGATTCCGTCGCTGAGGGAGACATCGAGCGGGATCAC